CTCAACCGGGCCGTTGGTCTGAATTTGCGTGCCGGTCGCGGCGTCGATGAGGCCGAATCCGACGGCAATTCCGACCGCCATCTGCAAAATGCTGGCCCAGATCGTTTGTGAGAGATACCAGGGTTTCGTGTCGTCCATGCCATGTTCCTTAGATTAAGTTAAGTCTTGGAGATTCACAATTCCAGCGGCGGCCATCGCTTTTAAAATGGCCGCGGCGCCGCATTGTTTGCTGACCGCGCCCGCGTTGAACCGTCCGTCTGCGACATATTTGCCCCTGGTGTAGAGCGTGGTGAAGCTCCAGACATACGGGCTGTTGATGGCGTGGTTGAAGTAGGCGAAGCCGTTGTACTTCTCGAATTGATAGAGCGCGCGCGGGACCGTCCACTTATTGACGGCGGCGACGCCTTCGAGCGTCAGCGCATCGGCGGCGGATTGCTCCCAGGCAAACGGCGGCATCAACGGTTTCGGCGGCCGTCCTGCGGGCACATGCACGGTGCGCGCGGTCAGCGGATCGCCATTGTGGAGGTGCTTGGTGAAGTTGGCGTCCGCCTCCATTTGGTGAATGATCGCCACCCACCACCAAGGCGCGCCGACCTTTTCCGAAACGGCCTCATACCGCGCCTTGTCGCCGGCGAGCTTTTGCGCAATCGTTTTTGCCGCGCCGGCGCGCTCCGGCCGGATCTCGGCCTTCGCCCACAGATTGGCGTAGCCGTGCTCTACGGATTCAAATTGCATCTATTCGCTTTCTATTGATCGGATTGCGGGAGTTCGGGGCAGCGGAAATTCTTGTTGATCCGCTCGGCGGCGAGGCAAAACCGGAACATATCGCTTTTCCGCAAGACATCGCGCGGCAGGGTGTTCATGCTGGTGCGGATCAAATCCATACTGGCCTTGAGCGCCGAGATATCGGCCTGGATCAGCCCGACCTGCTGTTGCGTCACCGTGCCGGCGACGTTGATGCCCGTGTAGACCGAGCCAGCCTGGAAGGCGACGAAGATGATCGCGGCGACGACGCCGAGGGGCATGAAGCCCTTCGAGACGTCGACCATTTTATCTCCAAGCGTCATCGTTGTTCCTCCGTTCTCCCAATAAAAAGCCCGCCGGAGGCGGGCTGTGTGGGCTGGAAATCAGCGCCTAGGGGCCATCCTTATTCGGTCGCGTTCGCTACATCCGGCGGCGCGAGCGCGCCGTCGCGGTGCAACCAGCCGATCTGCGCATCGCCGGCGTCGACCAGAAGCGCGCCGGGGATGGCGAAATCCGCCGCGCAGACGATGACGTTGACGACGACGCCGTCAGCCACCACCGCCTTGCGCAGCCGCTCATTGTCATGAATTGTGACTTTCATCCTGCCGCCAAACCCTATCATTGGTGCATCCCTTAAGCCCGCGCCGCCTACGCGACCGGGAAGACGTAAACGTCGATGCGGCCGTCTGCTCCGGCGCCGAAAGTTCCGCTCTCCGATCCGCCGCCGCCGCCGCCCGGTTGCGTGCCCGCGCTGGCGGCGGCCGCGCCAGTCGCTCCGGCTCCTCCATCGCCGCCTTCGATGGACGTTCCTCCGATGGAGCCCGTTCCGGTATCCGATCCACCGCCGCCGCCGCCGCCGCCCTTAACAGACTTTCCACCTGCGGTATTCAGGTTTGTGGTCGCTCCGCCGCCGCCGCCGCCGCCGCCCCATCCGGAATCTCCGGCCGCCAAATTGTCGCCGCCGCCGCCGCCGCCGCCGAAATCGCCCGCCCCCGCAGGGGTAGTGCCTGAGATCGATCCAGCGCCGCCGTTTGGACCGCCGCCCGCGCCGCCATTCGTTCCGTTGCCATTGCCGCCCGCAGCGAGCGCCCCCCCTCCGCCGCCACCGGTGACGCCTAACGACGAGCCGCCATGATGCGCCGTGAGGTGAGAGCCGAAAGTGGTATCGCCGCCCGCAGCGCCGCTCGTGACGCCGCCCGCGCCAACCGTTGCGGTCTCCGTGCCAGAAAGCTCGGACAGCAGCATCCACCGCTCATTATAGCCGGCGCCAGGACCGCCAGCGGCGCCAGTGCCCGCTATGCCCTGAACGCCGGCGGTGCCGCCCGCCCATTCCCGAATAAACACCAGGCTGTTCGGTCCATAGGCCGGGTCAGTCGGCTTGGTCCATGTGTCGGAGGAGTTGAAGCGCTGAAAATCGACGCTAGGAGCATTGGCCCATGCCGGATTAGCGCCCACGCCCTGTGTTTGCAGGAACTGCCCTGATGTGCTGGCGGCAAGACTGGTCCATTTCGTGCCATCGGCGTAAATAATATCGCCTTGGGAGGGCGCGTCGATCGCAACCTGGTTTCCAGCCGGCACATCATTGGTGACGTCCTTGGTCCCAGCCGAGAAATCCACCGCTGCGTTGGAATTCGTCGATTCCAATACCGTGTCGCGCACCAGCGTGTTGGCGTCCGACATATGCCCGGCGCCGCGCTCCCACTCCGCAGCGGCCTGGTTCGAGATGAAATAGTCGAACACATCCGTCGTGACGCCGGTCCCGAAAGCGGTCGAGAAGCGCTGCTTGCCATTGACGGCGGCGACGGTGAAATCGCCCGTTCCGGTGGAGGCGCTGGTTTCGTGGACGAGATTGGCGGGCGCTGGCATCGGTCAGCCCATCCAACGGACGGCCATGATCATCGCAGTATTTCCGCCGGAGAATGTTGGCGCGCTGGCGTCCGCAATTTCCAAACACTGAATATCATTGATCCCCAACGCTAGTATTGCCTGGTGATACCCATTCAATGTTTCGTCTGTGATTGTACTGCTGTCGCTATGACCTGTTCCGGCGAATCCAGAGAATGCCGTCGTCGAGTTAACGCCGGCTCCGATGCGCGCCGTGTCGGAGTTGCCTAAATTGACGTTTTGATAGAACGTCGCCGATACAGGGCCATCTTGCAGCCCCTGGAATGCCGTTGCTTTGTTCGCCGAAGCTCCATTCGAAGCCCGAATGGTCGCCGTGCTATAAGCCCACGAGACAGTGGAATCGCCAGCCTCAAGGATAATTTCACGCTGGTTGTAGGCGTTCCAAAGCCCGAACTTTCGGCTTTGGCCATAGGCCCGATGACAGGTCACCTGCCCGTTTGTGCCATCCATGAAGATCGATCCGACATAGGTGGCCAGATTGGCGCCGACTGTATAGGTGGTGCTGCCATTTCTAGTCGTCATGGAAACGGCGTTGACGAGAAGGCCGTTGATGCGCGTCAGTTCGGTTGACGACGCGCCAGTTCCGCGCGCGCCGGAACCCGCCGTCGATACGCTCCATGCCGGACCGGTCCCCAGCGTTAGAACGCCGGATTCCGACCAGACGAAAATATCGTAGAGCGTGCTCGCCACATGCGAGGCGACCAGCGTAAGGCTAAGTTCTGAAAACGCCGTTGGCGTGAAGCTCGCGCCATTATAGATCGGGATCAAATTGCCCTTATCGGGCGTGTAAAAGACGGTGGTCTTCGCGGACTGATCCGCCGTTATTACAGGAACGCCTGTGACGAGCGTCAGGTATCCCTGTGGCTGTGGAACCGATGGCGTGGCGGCAGAGGCATTCAAAGCCGTCCAGACGGCGGCGGCCGCATCGCCTGTGGCGGTGCAGATGTACAGGATCTGATTGGCGTAGTCCCAGTATTGGGTCGGCAGCACGCCGGCCGATCCAGCTGTGCCGGCCACGGAACCGTTCGGCGAGCCGGAGCCGACCTGGGTATGCACGACCGCGGCGAAGTCGGTGCCGTAGTAATTATCCGCCGTCCAGATCGGCGAGGTCGGCGGGTCCGCATCCGTCGACGGCGCCAGCACGATCTTATAGGCCTGGTTGGCGAGGAAGATGTCCGTAGGCGGATAGCCGGCCGAGTTCAGCACCACGGGATTGGTGTTCGGCGTCGCCAGCGCGGCGTCCGAATAGGTGTCCAGCTTCGTCGAGGTCCCGGCCTCATAGAAAAACAGCTTGGCGCCGGAAAGCACCTGAGGCGTCGAATTGAAGAATTGCGGGAAGGGATTGCTGAAGCGGGCGGCCATCTGATTTTTCCATTAAAAAAGCCCGCGAGAGGCGGGCCTGAATCCTGTGTTCTGTGCGATGGCGGCTATCTGCCCGCAAGCGCCTGTTGCGGAATGCCCCGCAGCACGGAATGCACTTCATCGGCCGTGGTCCCGGCCAGATGGGCGATATCCTCGGGGTCCAGTCCGGAATCGCGGCTGAGCTGGATCGCCGTCGATCGCGGGCTTTGCCGCCAGGCGCGCGCCACGTCCGGGTCGCCGGCGGGCAGACGCGATTGGCGAGGGCCGGAATTCACCGGCGAGCGCTCGGGCATTTGCGCCATCTGATGGATCTCCTGCGCCTGCGGACTGATGCCGAGCAGGTGCTGTCCGCCCCATGGCCAGTGCTGCGCCACGCTCTGGCGGGCTTCATCGATGTTGCGGGCGGTGGCCTCGCGGCTCTCGCCTTCGAGCGGGTCGAAGCTCATCGCCGTCAAGGGACCGCCCATGCCGCCCGCCAGCTCGCCAGCGCCAGCCGGGATTTTCGCCATCAGCTTCTGCGCCCCGTAGGCTGCCCCGCCCGCCGTTGCCGCTGCCGCGGCGCGCTCGCCGAAGCCGGGTTCGCGGGCCGGCGCCCCTGTGGCGGCTTCGGCGCGATCGCTGCCGGCCATCTCATAGGCCAGCCCACCGGCGGCGAGCGGCAAGAAAATCGCGGATCGACCGGGCAGCTTCATGATCGAGCGGGCATGGCTGAGCACGCTGGCCCGGTCGGCATTGCGGGCGAGGCCGAGCGCATCGGCGACATCGGGCAGATTGGCGGCGTTCAGGTTTTTCTTCATGATGTTGTAATGCGCCGTCTTGCCCGCCTTCGCCGCGATCGGCGCGCCGGTGGCGCTCACCGCATTACGCAGCCGCTCGGCGTTGGGGACGGGTGTCTGGGTGGCGTGTGGCGCGGAAGCTGCGGGCGGAGACGATAGCTCCGGCGGCGCGGGAGGCATATTCCCCGATCTAATTCTAGCCACATCGATCGGATCGACGCCTTGGCCCTTCCGAAGACTATTCAGCGCGCCAATCGCCTGATGTGCCCCAAGCGCCAATGCTGCGGCATTCTCTCCGGCGCCGACGGAGTTAATAACATCGCGCGCCTGCGGGTCGGAGAACATCGGCGCGACGTAATTGCGTGTCGCATAACCGCCGCCGGCAAGCAACGCAGGTCCAGCGAATTGACCGATATCGCTCGCTGTCCTGCGTCTCAAAACAGCATTTAGTTCTGCCTCGCGAGCCGCCGGATGCAGGCCTCCCGTTGAAGCTAAATTTTTGACTTGCCGCCCAAGCGCTTCATCGGCGCCCCTACCGCTGTAATGGCCAATGGCCGCACCCGCGCCAACACCAACTCCGTAAGGCACAACTTCGGAGCCGAGCTTCGTCAGACGATTGACTGGATTGTTTTCCGCAATCCTACCAGCGGCCTCCTGCCCATGAACCTGCTGATCGATCGCTGTTGAGATATCGCTGCGATATTTACCGATCGCGCCAGATGTGGCGGGGCCGAGTTTCCCATCGGGCTTGACATCGTAGCCGAGCGCCTGCAAATCCTTCTGAGCCGCCTGCACTTGCCTTACATCGCCAGATGCAAGCATAGTGGCGAGCTGCTGAAGATGCTCTTGCGCCCGTCTAATTTGTTCGGGATTCATTGGGTTTCACCTATGCCAACTATGTGGATCGAGCAGTTTTGGCCATTGCGCGAGCGACCGGAAGGTTTCGACGACGTTGAACTGTGGGCTGAGATGCAAGAATATGAACGGCAGAATCGCCGGCGTATGTTTTGGCTCCTTGTCCCGTGCGCTGCTGTCGTCTTGCTGACAGGCTTGCTCGCTCTTGTGGCCATCATCGACCCTAACTTTCCGCAATAAAAAAGCCCGCGAGAGGCGGGCCTTGATGGCATCCGTCATCGTGACGGATCGTTTAGATTTCCTACACCTTCTCGCGCTTCATCGCGTCGCGCAGCGTTTCATTGATCCGCTTGTGCCAGCCGTCGCCGGTGGCGCGGAAATGATCGAGAACATCCTGGTCCAGACGAAGCGAGACAAGCTTCTTGGTCAGCGCCTTTTGAGAACCGCGGCCTTTCGTCAACCGGGACAACTCTGCCGGCCGGAGAAATTTTCTCGCAGGCTTAAGGCGCGCCAGTTGCTCATCCGTAAGCGGCGGCGAGTCCACCGCGTCCCAATCTTCCTGGCTGATGTGGTCAGGTTTCTGCTTCAACATAGGATTGCTGTTCACGTCCGTTCGCCTTTCGCAGGCTGATAATTCGATATTTGCGTCCGCGCGGCGCATAAGTCACGACATGGAGCCGGGCGCCAATAAACCCGATTGCGTTGATGCGGAGTTCACCATAATCATTTCGATCATCGACCGTGAACTGCGCGGTCGCCCAATCAAACCGATGGATCGCTTCAAACGCCACGCCATGCTTGACCGAATTGACGGCCGCTTTGCGCTCATCCCATTCATATAGCATATTTCGTAGCTACAAAAAAGAAGGGCCGATGACCCTTCTTATCATTCCTCGGCGCATTGCGGCCTGACGATCACGTCAGCGCGAACAGCTCGTTGACGTTTCTCCGCAGCCTGCCATGCAGGCATTCCAGCGATTTGACGACATCGTCGCCGGGGGCTTCTTCGAGCCCTCTGACGGTGTCCATGACGCAGTAAAGCAGCATCACATCTTCGTCGACGCGGTGCAGGGCGTCGGCAAGCCGCTGCTTCTTGACCTGCGGATTGCTGAGACTGGGGTGCTCGTGTAGTTTCGCGATAGCCATGGTGACCTCTCATCTAGGTTGCTGTGGTTAGGCTTGGCGGCGAAGTTGCTACCTTCCCGTCAGGCCGCTATATACGCTAGCGCCGCTATACGGTATTGTCAATAGCGCCGTTATAGGCGATAGTTCCGCCCATGGCTGATGTGATTTACCCCGTCAAAAAACTGGTTCGTCTTACCGAGGCCCAAGAGAAACGTATCGCGGACTTCCGGTTCGCCTCTCGGCTGCAATCGGAAAACGAAGCTATCCGCCGCCTGATCGAGCTTGGTCTTGAAGCGGCTGAGAAGCGGCAGAAAGAAAGCGCATGACGACCGCCGATACCATGAATGAGACCGTGATTTCGATGCTGAAGGATATGCAGCGTTCCATCGACGGCCAATTGAAGCTATCGATGCAAATATTCCGTAATGGCGAGCGCGTCGAAAAACGTGTTGACGTTGTCGACCGACGGCTAGGCGAGATCAATCGGCGTTTCGATGCTGTCGACCAGCGTATTGGTAATCTTGACCAACGCGTCGATGAAACCAATGAGCGGATCTCAGACCTCAAGGACGAGCTGTCGCTCATGCTAAAGATGGAACTCAGCGGCTGGGCTGCGAACTTTGAAACCAGGCTTGATCAGCGGCTGGAACGGATAGAGAACCGCCTCGATAGCTTGGCGCGTCACGATTGAGACCCCCGGAAGCCTGCATTTGCTTCACCCGCATCTCAATAAGAGGTTCTCAATGAAAAAACTCAAGCGCCGCGAGCCTATTCTTGCGCCCGGAGGTCTCGGCCGGCTGATACAAATCATTGCAGTTATGATCATCGCGAACCTGATCACCCGGTTCATGATCAGTCCGCTGGTGGGCATTCCCGTCAAGGCTGCATTTGAGGCTGCGGGGATCGTCGAGCCTCATAATTCCCAGCAATCTCGCCCGTGATGCCGCTGAGCGTGCGCCGCATCGTCGCCATGCGTTGTTTCAGCACCCGCTGCGCCCGGTTGATCACGGCGCGCGTATGGCCGCGACCATAAGTCTGGGCAAGCCTTGACAGCGTCGCCCGCTGCGCCGCCGGATCGGTGTCGAATAGGGCGCGCGTCAGGGCGACGGCGTCATCGTCGCGCATCGCAAAGAACTTGGTGACCTGATCGAAGACCTCATTGGACAAGGCGCTGCGAAGACCCTGGTCCTTGATCATACGGCCGAGCCGGGTGCCTAGGCTGAAATCGAGGATGTTCTGCTGCCGTCGCGCCGTCGCCGAATTGCCGCGCACGGCATTGTTCGTAGCGGCAAGTCCCTGTTCCAGTTCGACGAGTTGATAGAAGCGGTCGCGCTGCTTCGGCGTCATGATCTCGCCGAGAACCTCGCGGGTATTCGGCCGGTCGAAATAGCTGATCATATCAGTGCCGAGCCGCTTGCCGCCGAGTGCTTTGCGAACTTCGCGGGCGATGCCGATGCGGAACATGCGTTTTTCGCCAGTGGACAGGGCGCGATATTGATCGCCGGTGATTTCAGCGTCACCTTTCATGAAGGCCCGGCCCGAATCGAGCGCCTCAAGCATCTCGGCGCGGCTGCCATAGACATCGCGGGCCTTGGCGTAAAGCGATTCCGTCAATGGTTGTCCGGTTTTCGCATCGATTGCCGGTTTGCCGGTTGCATCGAGCACCGGCGCCATCGTCGATTCGTCGGCAACCTTGACAAGCTGTTTTTTCAGCGTGGTCAGCAGTCGCGCCTCGTTGTTGCGGCCGGCCTTCTGCGCGCTTCCGATCATGTCGTCTATGGCGCGCTTGCCAGCATCGAAACGGGCAGGCGACAGATCGGTGTAAGCCTGTTTTACGGTTTGACCGCCCACATCGCGCGTCGCGGTCGCGGCGATGAACTGTTCGCGCGCCTGATCGAGCGTGCGCTTCAGTGCTGGCGCGGCGGCCAGATCCTCGATCTGATTGCCGTAGAGCACATCGCCAACCGGGATGCGCACATCCATGTTGCGGAAGGCGTCATACGCGGTTTTCGATAGGCGCTGCTGCTCATCGGTCAGTTTCGCCTGCGTCTTGGCAAAATCGCCCGTCGTCACTTGCATCGACCGGCGCAGATAATCATTGATCCGGCCATATTGCCCGCGAGCCCGATCGACCAGAAAATCGCCCGATATCGCCCTGGCCTCAGGCGACACCAAGGCTGCAGTATCGGCAAGGTCGCGCGTCACCGGCCCCAGATCGGCGATGCCCATCTGCGGATTGAGCTGCGTCTTGCCGAATTTCGTCGCCGCCTGCGCCTCGTCCAGCATCCGCTGGGCTTCCCCCGGCGGCGTATTCTGGGCCGCCAGAGCTTGGTTTAGCCTGGCGTCAACGTTCGCGCTGCGGGAGCGGACAAAGCCGGCCGCCTGGCCGAGACCACGAGCGCCGGAGCCAGCAGTCCGTGCCACAGCGCCAACCACAGGCGCTACGACTTCGGTGATTAATGGAGCGGCAACCGCGCCTGTCCCGGCTCCCCAGGCGGTTCCCTCGATGCGACTGCCGACGCCGCCCTCGCTATGCCCGAAGCCCGACGCGCCGCCATACTCGCCGCCGCTGATGATGCCTTGCCTGACGCGACCGGCAAGCGTCGGGGCCAACCGGAAGCCCTTGGCGATGCCGGCGGAGCCTACCGCGCCGACCAGCTCGGCCGGATAGCGGACGTACCAGGGAATATACTCTTCGGCTTGCTGTTCCTGCTTCCTGGTGCGCCCGGCAGCTTCGGAATAGGCTTCGCCGGCGCTGTTCCAGATCGACGGATTGCCAGTCCGGCGAGCGCGACTGCCCGTGACGAATTCCTTGGCCGCAGCTCCGGCGCCGACAATTTCGTCGCGCAGACCGAGTGGGTCAACGGCGAGATTGGTGAGGTCCTCAAACCCACGCGCCGTGGAAGCGAGCGGCCCGAAGCTCTCGTAGCGCGTGTCCTTTGGCGGCTCTTGCGCCGCAGCGTATTTTTCCCATGGACCACTCGCTGGGGCCGACGACTGATCGGCATATTTTTCCCAAGGGCCAGCCATTACTGAACCTTCTCCCAACTATTGGGGTCCGCCGGATTGCCGCCCTTAAAGCGGTGTCCGTCTTCAATGTCGCCGATCCGTGGGCCACCGCCCTGCACTGGCGTGCCAGCAGGCGGCCCGGACGGCGCCGCCGTCTGCCCGCCCGGTTTCTGCCGATGCGCCTCGCGCGCCATCTCCGGCGCTTGCGTGGCAAGCATGGCCTCATTGGCGAGCGTATCCAGCACGGCGCCATAGACATCCTGGTCCATCGCGGCGCTCAACTGTTCGTTGGCGTTTTTCTGCGCGTTGACGGTGACGGTCGAATTGCCGCGGCCGATGATGGCGGCATAGGCGTTGATGACAGCCTGCGTTCTTGACCGCAAGATGGCCTGGGCGGGGTTAAGCGTAGCGTTCTGGTAGCCCTCCAGCAGCTTGTTCCACGGCAAGAATGAGGATCGCGGAACATTCTTGATCGCTTCACGGGCCGGCGGAAGGAATTGCTCCAATTCCTTGGTGGCGATCTCCATCTTGCGCTCTTGAACCGATCCGGTGCGCTCCGCCGCTTTCTTGCCGCCGAATTCGATCCTGCGATTGAAAAGCTCTTCCGGCGTCAGCCCGCCTTCTTCCTGCAACTTCTGCGAGAATTCGATCACCTTGGCGCGGTTCTTGTTGCCGACATCGCGCGTGCCGAGACCTTGGAGAACGTCGGTCTCGCCCATATTGTAGCGCTTGGCCAGATTCATCGCCGCCTCGTCGGACAAATAGCCCGAGCCTTGCGTGCCTGGCGGCAGCGGCGGCGTCACGTCCGTCGCCTCGCCGGTTTTCGGATCGTAGCGGAGCAGCCGCCCATCATACGTCTTCTCGATCTTTGGCAGGAACACGCCGCCGGTCAGCGCCGTGCGGCCTTCAGGCGAGGTCGGCTCGATGCCGGCCGCCTTGAGGTTTCTGACCTCGGCTGTCGGTTCTTGCGCCTTGTACAGCTCCTGGATCGGCACGGCCTGCGAGATGATATTGTGCAAGAGCAGATCGTTCGGCGGCTGCTGGGAAAGCTGCTGGAACTGCTGCGGCGGGATATCGCCGTGATCGGCGGCGTCCTTCAGGCTCTCCTGCCAGCCTTGCGTCTTGGCGTCGCCCTGCAGGCCCATCACATACTGCGCCCGCCTGGCGTTGCGCATCATCTTCTGGTCGAACTGCTGCCGCTCGCCTTCGGCCATCTGGCCGCGCACCGCCAGGACATGCGACTGCACTTCAGGATATCTCGACAGCTTGTCGACGGCGCCGGGCGCGTTCGGGTCCTTGCTGTATTCCGTGAGAGCGTTCTGCTCGCCCCGCTGCTGAGAAAGCTGCAGCTGGATCAGACTATTACGCTGCGCCGCTTGCTGGCGCTCCATCGCCAGCCTTTGATCCTCGATCCCCATCGAATGCCGGGCCTGCTCTTCGGCGAGTTGCTCGCGTCTGAGCTGCGCGGCCATCGCAAACGGTCGCGCGATATCGATCGTCGGCGACTGGACGCCGAGGGCGACGGAATAATCGGCCATGGTCGACCTCCTACATCGTCACCGGCACAGAGCCGGTCATCATGGTTGGATTGGCGAAGGACGCCGGCGGCGAATAGGCGCTGGTTGATGCCGGGTTCTGGTTGAGCAGGTTGTAAAGCATCAGATTGTTGGCGGTCCCGCTGAGGCTGGAGTTGAGCGCGTTCGCCGATCCAACCAGCCCAGAGGCCGTCGCCTGACCGGCATTGCCGATCTGATTGCCTTGGCCAGCGGCGGCGTTCTGGCCGATGCCGGCGAGCTGCAAGAGCTTGTTCGCATAGTTCTGGAAATTCTGCGTCGCCATGCCTTGTCCGTAACCGACAAGATCGCGCGCATTGTTGCCGGACAACAGCTGCCCTTTGGCCGCGTTCGAGAATTCGAGCGCGCGCTGGCCCTCGCCAAAGGCGAACTGATAGTCGGGCGAGTTCTTGAACGCATCGAGTGCGGCGGCGTTGAACGGCGTCGTCGGCTGGCCGTCCGGGCCGATGCCGTAGAGCTGACCGAGCGTTGCGATCGCGCCGGTCCCGGCATTGGTGAACGGGGCTTCGAGCGCGGCGGCTTTGTTGGCTGCCTTGGTTTGCGTCGACGCCGCTTTGTTGGCGGCAAAGATGGACGCGCCACCGCCGATCACGGCGGAGCCGATAGTCGCGCCGATTGGCATGATCAGTTCATCCTTAAATGATGACGGCCGTCAGTGCAGTTCTCTGACGACGGGAACGAAGAAATCGTCCTTGCCCTTGGCCTTGACGACGACCGCGTTGCCGATATCGAGGGTGACCGGGTCGCGGCACATGATGGACATCGGCACATAGCCGGCCATGGCTGCAAATCGGTTGTAGAAGATCACCGCCTTATCGAGCTGCCCGCCCAGCAGCATTTCGACGGCGGCGCCGACATAACGGTCATGGATGTTGTCGTCAGGATGTTGCGGCTCCTTGCGGCCGCGCAGAGCGAATTCGGCCGCAAGCCGTTCATGGAACCAGGTCCCACGGTCATTGAGGCCTGGGGCGGTGCGAATCCAGTCCTGAACGGTGAGGGCATGGATATCGGCCGGGATCGGCTGGCCGTCGCTGGTCCACCCAGTCGGATTGGTGAACTGATAGACGCCGTGGATTGCTCTGGCGAGCGCCCTGGCGGCGATATTGCCCTTCGGACAGCGGGTCATCAATTCCATTGCCGGCGTGCGGCAGAACATCCATTTCAGGCAGCCCTGAGCGAATTCAAGCGTCCAGGCGCCTCGTCCCTCCGATAGCACCATGGTGTGCGCTTCGTAGATCCCTCTCTGCAGATGCGCGAACAGCATGACGCCGTGCGCGCCGGCAAGCGCGATGTTGGCGGAATCGGCCACGGCCGGCGTCAGATCAAGGTCACGATCCGGGGTCGGATTGACCCAGGCGCGAATATCGGGATGGTTGGCGATCGCATTGATGCGTTCCGGCGAAACGGTGCGCTCGATGTTCATTTCAGGATGAATCCTCCATTGCCGCTGTCGAAGGCGTCGGCGACGACCAGCAGATAAAGGCTGCCGGAGACGATGTCGGCATTGCCGGCCTGAGACGCCCCATCAGACTTGTAGACCTTCAATGTCGGCAGGGCGCCTTTCGCGGGAACCACGGTCGCGGTCACCGATCCGGTCGAGCCCGCGTCGGCGACAAAGGCGAAGATGTCGTAATCGCGATAGCCGGTCAGGCGCGGCGAGGCGTTGTTCGGCGTCAGCGTAATCACATTCGATGTGGTCGACGCCGAGCACGGGATGACCCGGCTACCCGCATTGATGTAGCCGGATAGTCTCTGCCAGGCCAAAAGGAACTCCGCGGTCGGCAACCCGGTTTTCACATCGACGATCGGCACATTGGCATTGAGCGGCGGCAAGGCGTCGGCGATCCAGGCTGTCGGAATGGTCATGTTAAAGCCCGATGCTCATTTCAGGGCCGCGCGCGGCGTAGATCGTGCGGCGCACCGGATCGGAGCAGGTCACCTTCAGGCAGCGCTCGAAGAAATTCCCGAGCCGGTCCCATCTGAGCTGATAGGCGGCGCCATCGGTCTCTCCTCGCCTGCCCATCGACGCCCAGAGTTCCGGCGTATCGAACGTCCAGCCGCCATCGTCGGAGATCGACAGCATCATCTGCGGGTTCTCGCCCTGTCCGGCGGTGAGACCGACGCCGGTTTCAATATCAAGCTCGAACCAGGGCATGAAGACGCGCTTGCCGGAGCCATGAAGAGGCGGCGAAACCGCCTCTGCGCGGGTGTCCTCGCCGAACTCGGTGTAGGTCGCGTTCGAGAGATAGGCGATCTTGCCGGTAAAGGCGTCGCCGATATAGGTGCGCCCATAAGCCGATACGGCGCAATTGGCCCGCCACCGGCCAAGACTGTTGCCGAGCCGGTCGTGGCTTTCCCGTTCATGCCAGAGCCCGGTGGCGATATCGTACTCCCACGTCGCCGCCACGCTCGGGAAGGTGAAGCACACGAATTTATGTCCGTTCCAGCCATAGCTGCAGCAGAAGGCGTCCGAGATCGAGCCGTAATCTTCCCAGGCCTGTTCGATGGCGTGCGTCGAGATCCGCTGCAGGGATCTTCCGCTAAGCCGATAAGCGATGCGGTCGTTGCCGAGAATGTACAGCCCCTCGTCTTCCGATGCGATCGCCGCGGCGGCGGCAAGTCCGCGCTGGATCGTGGCGCCTGGAATGCGTTCGAATGGGAAGTTAGCGGCGCCTGTGTTGGAATAAAGCTCGGTTGATCGGGTGCCGAGGACGTAGACGATCTGGTTCTGATTGAAGACGGCGACCACATTGTCGGAGTTCGATTCCGCCGTGGCGAAAGCGGTCGAGTCATAGCTGGTTCCGTCGAGCAGATCGGAGCGGAACCATTTGCTGGTGCCGTCCCGATCGAACAAGAAGAACTCGTCCATGAAAGTGACCGATTTCGCGGCGTTAAAATCGGTATCCGAGATCAGCCGGAACCCGGCGGCGGCCGACCAGATATAGCCATTGACGCCGTTCACGACGACGGTCTGCGTGCCGTTGTCGGACATCGACACCGGAGCCGAACCGGAAATCTGTCCGCCGAGTTGCGTCACGGTGTGATCGGAATCGATCTGATAAAGGAACGCCCCGGACACCGCGAAAAGCGTTTCGTTCATCACCCGGAAGCCGCGCACCGGCCCGTTGCCGAGGGTTGCGGCGGTGACGACGCCCGGAGAGCCCAGCAGCGCCACGGACGACTTCGCGCCTTTGGGTTGCGCTTCGGCGTAATAATTGACGAGACGCTGCGCTGAGAGCGGCTTTGACGGGTGCCGGTAGCTTTGCGTCGCGAACGGGATATCGGTCATCGGTTACGGGTTCATGTCCGGACCGAACTGTATGGGTTCGGCTTCACGGTCCCAGCCTTCCATGTCGTCGAGGAATTGCGCCGCCTTTTCGGCGATCATCGCCGCCTTTTGCGCCGGCACGTCGAATTCAGGGGCGAGCTCGTCGGCGAGCTGCCATTTCATGGTCCTGATCCATTCCTGCGGCAGGTCGGGATTGTCGCCGGCGGCGTCGAAATCCATGATCGGACGCCACCAGGTGAAGTTGACGAAGCCCTCGAAGGGATCAGGCACATGCCAGAGATTGAGATAGCCGGTCGTCAGTTGCGGGTCGTAGAAAGCCGAAACCGCCGCTCCGGACTCGGTTTTGTTCGGCAGGCGGCGGTAGTCGAGCCTTGAGATCATTCTGATCACAGGACTTTCCGTGCCGGTGTCGGCGTCCTGCCACCTGGCGTCGACAATCTTCAGAGGCCGCACGATCTTGGTCGTGTAGGCGTAGACATGCGATCCGGCCGACACTGAATCTGTCAGCGTCGCCGCCAGCGTAATGGTCGATCCGGCCGGCGCGCCGCTGACTGTGGTCCATTGCAGCGAGCCGGCGTCGAGCACGACGCCGATATGGTCCCCGTCGGAGATCCCCGTGATGGAGTCGACATCGATGCTGCTCGCGGCTGTTGAGGCTGCGGCAGAGACGGAGGTCGCCGTATAGCTCTGCGTGGCGTGGTCGGATAATGCGGCGTCGGAGAGCGCATACGTGACTTGCCCAGGCTGCGGAAACAGCGTCGCCTCGGTCTCGGTCCAGACGTGGAGGCCCTTGCCCTGCCAGTGCTTGACCAGCATGTTGAGCGCCTGAGCGCTATCGGTCACCATCTTGGCGTTCGGCGTCTGTGTCGCCCGAATCGCGCCGATCAGACGCAATGCGGCAAGAACGATATCGTCGCGGACGACGTTGAAGTCGGAAGAACCGGACGTCGCCATTACGCCAGATCCGATCGCGCCACGGCGCTTGTGTTGATGACGCTGTTGCCGCTGGACGCAGCCCAGGTCAGGGGAGAGACCACGGTGACGGACGTTGCATCGGGCACGGTCTGTACTCGCGTTGAGAACATCTGCTTATTGTCCAGCCCGACGAGCAGCCGGTCGCCAACTCCGAAGCGCGCCGATGACGTCAAAGTGAGCGTCGACGCGCCGGCGGCATGATCGCCGTCGAGCTCCGCCGTCAGTGGTCCGATGAACTGGGATATCTGACGCGGGCGGGGATCTTCGACGAAGAGGTCATCGGTCAGGCCGCGCACCAGATCCTGCGGCTGGCGCGGAAACCAGGCCCGCGTCCAGGTTCTGAGGCCGTTCCACTCCTTGCGGGTTTCCGAGGCGTAGCGGACGAACCCGGTGCGGTCGCAAACAACCAGATGATCGCCGAGCTTCCAGCGATTACGGATCGGCATGTCAATTCCTTCCCCGCCAATAGCCGCGCGCAATCCCGATTCCACGCAGCAATGGCCGTGAATTTAACCGAACCAGCGCAAGGATCGACCCAAGGACTGACGCCATCGCCGTGACGGTCTTGGCGATGGAGTTCGGTCCAAGGCTCATGGCTAGCTGCATATTGGCGATAACGCCCTTTCCGGTTGACCGGACAACCGTTGCGGCTAGAGAAACATTCGCGACGATGGCCTGAGTGAACACTGTTCCGGTTGAGGAGATCGGCTCCCCAATCGCCTTGCCGACAAAGCCGCCGATCATGGATCAAGCCTGATCCAGAACCGCTTTGACGGTGAAACTGATGCTGTCGCCACTCGACAGGTTGATCACCCCGAAATCTCCGTAGATCCCGAGATTTCCGCCAGCGGGTGGGTTGCCGGCCCCCGCCGCATCGAACACTCCCACCTCGGTAATTGCCCTGCTTCCCGTTGCAACGATGGTTCCCGTTATCTGATAGGTGTCATCAGCGGTGTTGGTGGTCTGCTGGCTGCTTGTGCCGGGGACGCGGGATTCATTGGCCGGCGTCGCCAGATCGGTTGCTGTAGCCGTCTGACCTGATCCGGTTCCCCAGCCTACATGGAGAGGGCGAGAGGCGTAGCTGTTCCATGCGGCCGTCGCATTGGCGAGGCCGGTATTCACGACGAGCGAAGCCACGCGATCAGTCTCCTGAGCCTGTAAGCAAGACGGCGGAATGGGTTCTTGTGCCAGTAGGAGACCGTTCCAAGGTCTTCGACAGTCCCGTCGGCGCGGGTGATGACCGCAGTGATCTCGACCTGCCCAAAGCCAGACCGGGCCTGAACATTAGCCATGGCTCTTCTTTGTGACCGCGATGATGATTGACCCGAACCGGTCGGACCGAAGCCCGATCGTCGTCAGTTTAAGACGACCGCTGCCGCCCATTTCCGTCGCTCTGTCCGGGAGGCTGCCGCACCAACCGAAATCAGGCGCCCCGCTGCCTCTGACCAGCGTCCAGACCGGAACGTCGCCGCCGTCATATTCGAATTCCAGCCGGCAATCGAATCCGATGAGGCCATACATGATCTTGTCGATGCACAGCGTCGGGACCTTGCCGCCGTTCGGATCGAAGGTCTTCTCCGGGTCGATGACGATCCGATCGACAAGATCGCCATCATCGTCGCCGACGATATCGACATGCAGAAAAGCTTGGCGACTGCCGTCCATGAGTTTGGAGACCACGAGACCGGACATCAGGACTTTTTCACCAACAGAATCAGCGTGCCGATGCTGCTGGCGTCGAGCCCCATCGTGGTGAGTTTCAACTGGCCGGAGCCATCGAGTTGATCGGATCTATCGGTGAGACCGCCGAAACAGGAGAAGTCCGGTTGGTTCGCTTGGCCGGCCGACATCGACCACACCGGCGTGCCGGTGACCAGATCGTCGAAGAACAGGTAGCCGGTGAAGCCGATGAAATCATACCAGAGCTGTTCGATGCGCAGCTCCGGGACCGGCGGCAGCGGCGGCGTGAAATCCACGGCTGGATCGATGATGACCTCGCCGTTCAGATCGCCGCTGCCGTCGCCGCGCAGGAACACGTGGACGACGGAGTTTTTCGCTCCGTCGAGGATTTTGGTGACGGTGATCTGCGACATCGACGTGCCTCGTTACGCGGGGATCTCGACCCAGGTGATCGAGGCAATACCGACCGCCGCTGTTGTCAGATAGGATAGCGACAAGTTGGCGCCCGGCGGGATGATGATGTCGCCGTCGGTGCGGTCTTCGTAAACCGTGGGTGTAACCGATGATGCAGCGACCACGGCGGCAATTGCCCGGAGCCATACAGGGGCGGCAGGAAGCGTGGCCGCGGCGTCAACGAGCCCGACGCCGACATTGAGGTTGCTGCCGTTGGTGATGGCGTTGTGAATAACCATCGGCGTCGTATGCGTAACAGCGGTGACGGTGACCGCCGGACTGATTGCAAGTCCAACGACCGACGCGCCTGCAGGCGCGGTCGACGGCGCGAAGCGCACTTTTCGCACGACGAGTTTTTTGGCGGAGCCGGCCGGATTGGAAAGCGCTAGGCCCGTACATGTGGCGCTGACGGTTGAAAGCGTGACGGCGCCGGCTGAGCAAGCATGAAACATATGACCCAACCGGGCTTGTTCCACCCACCAATCGAGGGATGCGGACATGGGAGTAATCCTTCAGAGAATTCGGGGGAGCGGGTTAATACGCGGACTTGCGCTTGGCTTTCTTCTTCGCCTTGGGCTTGGCTTTCGCCTTGCCCTTGGCGGGTTTGGCGATCATGTCCTCGGCCTTCTTGGCGAAGGGATTGGCTTTCGCTTTCGTGGATTTCTTCGACTTCTTAGCCATTATCAGCGCTCCTTCGCGACAAGTAGGTAATCGATGGACATCACCTTCGCGACCGCTTCGCCGTTCTGAATGCCGAAGCTGATGGTCAGCTCCTCGTCGTCCACCAGATTGGTCAGATCCGAAGTTCCAAGCTGCACGCCATCCTTGTAGTACGCGATGCCGGCGCTGCCGTCGTAATAGAACGACAGCTCCATGTAGGTGTCGTCGGCGACCGTCGCAAACGCTGTCGCGGTCGAGGCCGTCGAGTTCTTGATCACCACAAAGTCGAGATCGGCATCGCCGTCATCCTTGCGGAAATAGACGCCGTCCGTCACCGCAAGCGGAGTGGTGTCGGTGATCTGCAATCCAATGACGAAGTCAGATTGCGTGGCGTCCGAAACCTTGAAACGGGTTTTGAAGAAGAGCTTCTTCCCGGCAATAAATTTGAAGGTCTCGACAGCGCCAGCAGCGTCGACGCCGGACCATTGGAAGAAATCGGCGTCATTGTCGGCGTCGTCATTGGTGACGACCAGGATGCCGCCGTCGGCGCTCGCAACGGCCTCGGTCGCCGATCCGCTGCCCGCTTCAGTGGTGGTGATGACCCATTGGGCGGCGGCGTAATCGTCGAAATCATCGAACCAGACATGATACCGCGTCGGGTCCGGCAGGCCGAACATGCCGAGTGGATCGGTCTTATGGACCGTGGCCACGCCGGATGGAAACCTAGCGGGTGAAGGCATTAGAAAACCTCATGCGTCTGAGTGGAAAACAGACGCCGGGGTCGCCCCGGCGCATGAAAAAGGCGGCCCTGAAGCCGCCTGATGGTTTTAGGAGGCGGGATCACGCGCCTTGGGTGCCATACATGCACCGCCAGTCGTCGAAGCCGTGCGTGTAGATCGCAATGACCGAGGCGCAGGCGTTCTTGGTGTCGAACTCCTGGTCCTTGTCGAACGTCGCCGGCATTGCGGTGTAGTGCACCATGCCGTTGTCGCAGTCGGTCTGGATGAAGAACGCATCCGCGTCGGTGAGGTATTCCCAGACCAGGATGCCCTCCGGGAAGATGTTCATCATCTTGATGGCGTTCACCGCGTTATTGGCGGTGTCGTTCTGTAGCACCGACTTCACGATCCGGGTCGATTCGAACATGTTGGCGTGCTGAACGATCAGCCGCCGGGGCATGTTGTTGAAGCGGAGCCCGCGGCTATCCTTGGCGTCGCGGATCTGAATGCAGAGATCCTCGATCGAGGCCTCGGAAAGATCGGCGTCCGTCGACAGCCTATTGGACTGATTGCCGCTGTCGGTCGGATGGCTGGTCGACAGAAACGTCGCGCCGTCGCCAAAGGTGAAGTTGCTGTCGAACGCCCGATTGAAGTCCTGGGCGTGCGTGGTTTCCTCGGTCTCGCGGGCGGAGCGGGCAAGCCGTCCGGCGCGCTTCAGCGAGATCTTCTCGTAGAGATTGAAGAGGATTTCCTCCAGCGACACCTTGAAGCCGAGGCCGTAGGTGATGTGGGTGTGCCGCTGGGTGTAGCCCTGGTGGCTGATGTCGTAAACAATCGATCCGGTCTCGCTCTTGGTCGACATCAGACCGAACGGGACTTCCTCGATCGACTCCTCGTAAGACTGTGAGGACGGCTGGTCCTCGTAAATGGCGCGCCACCGGGGCTGATAGTCCTTGTACGATGTGCCAAACCAGTCTTTCACGCCCGGCCACTGCGCGGCGGGGTGCTGGGCTCTTGTAATTGTAGCCATTGGTCCCTCCTAGACGCCGGTGGCGGCGAGCATTTGATGCTCGAAGATGCTGACGAGCCATTTGGCGTTGGTCAGCGTGGGGTCATTATCGGCCCGAAGCACCGCGGCGATAATGCGGAGCGTTGCGGCGGTCGTGGCCAGCGTGTTGCTATCCAGCTGAAAGCCGGACCACCCGGTGACCGTCGAGCCGGAGCCAGCGACGAGATCGGCGTTGCGGCCAACCGCGCCGACGCCCATGGCGCCGCCGATCCCGTCCTCCTGAATCTCGAACAGAATTTCAGGATCGTCGACGACGAGGACGTAGCCCTCGGTCGAGGCGGCATGATGCCGGCCGGAATCCCTCAGAACCGGAATGGCCGGATCGCCGCCGAAGCCAAGCGACAGAACGGCGCCGATGATGGTGTCCCCAGCCGATGCGGCCGCGACGGTCTGGATGCCGTTGCCGTCAGCGGAGTCGGTGACGGTTTTTACCGGGTCACCGACGAATAGCGCCGTGCCGTAGGATGCAGGAACGTAATAGACATTCGCAGCCCCATTATACGGCGCGCCATTACGATGCCGCACGGGGACAAGCCCGCGCGGAATGTTAGCGTTAGCCATGTTGGTAAGCTCCTAAAAAGGATGAGACAGGCCCTCGCCTGCCGGTGAAGGTGGATGTTCGAAGTCGATGGGGCGTCGATGGAATGCTTAAGGTCGTTTACAGCCGCCGGCCGGCCCGCACCATGCGGATGCCGGTGTCCGGAACGTAGGTTTTGTCGTCGGGCTGCGCGTTCAGCGAGCCGCGATTGAGCGCGCGGTCGACCTCGTCATTCTTGGCCGATTTGGCCTCAAGGTCTTCCTCGCGCAGATGCATCGGTAATTCCATGGCGTAGGCCCGCATGCCGCCGCCTTGTTCCAAGGTGCCGGCCGGGGCCGACTTCGGCTGGCCGTCACGTCCCATGATGAAGGTGTAGCCGGCCGCCTTGGCGCGCTCGATCCGGCCGGGGACGTCATTGAGCCAGCGGCGATAGAAACCGGGTCTTGGATCGAGACGCAGCCTGGCGCTGAGCGTGCCCATTGGAATGCGGCGGATATTGCTCGGCCCAAGGGCTTCGCCATTCTCGTCGCCGAACGGGTCATCGGCGTTCTCGGCGACAATGCCGGCGTCAATTTCAGGCGCGGGCTTGGCCTGCTGGAGCGCGGCCTGGACAGCGGCGATCGACGCCTTCAGCGCCTGTTTGTTCAGGCCGAAGGAATTGATGCCGAGTTCCTTGGCTTCGCCTCGCAGCGCCCCGATGGTTTCGGTTTCGGCCTCGTTCTCGGCCTCGACTTCTGTGCGTTTGGCATAACGGACGGCTTCGCTCATTGCTGGCCTCGCTCAAGCTCGAAATAATAGGTCTGGGCGTATTGTTCTGGCGTGTATTTCTTGCCCTTGGATTCGTAGTACCGCGCCAGGCGTTCATAGGTCTCCTTGGCGTTCTGCGGCAGACTGTCGAAACCCTTCTTCTTCGCGTCCCGTCGCGGCGGCGATGTCGTCGCGACCGTCGACGGCTCCTCACGGCGGCCGTTGTTGAATTTGTGCGGCACTTCCTTCTTGATCCGATCCGTCAATGTCCGGAACGAGTCTTCCTCGCTGACGCCGCGGGCTAGGTCCTGCGTATGCAGGGCAACGGCTATGGCGTTGGTGACGGGGTCCGCCATGAGCGGTTTGTTGTCATCGAGCCAGCCCTGCGCCTTTTGGCTGATCTGTGTTTGCTGCTGCGTTTGCTGCTGCTGCGCAGGCTTGCGCTCGGTCTCGCTGCGTTGCCGCTGTGTTTCCTCTGGATCCTCACGACGACGCGTTTGCTGCTCGTTGCGGTGGCGCTGCAGCTCTTCCAGACGGCGGTCGGCTTCGTCGTAAGTCGCTTCGTCCGCCTCGGCCACCGCACGGCGCTTCACCGCCTCCAGGTCGCGCCTGGCGGCCTCATAGGCGCGCTGACCGATCTGCTTATTTTGCTCATTCAGCGACTCGACCAGCTGGCCGAGGTCTTCGAGCCGTTCCGCGGCGGTCTTGAGCTGCGTCGACATCTGGTCGAGCTTGTTGTCCTGCTTGGCGACGGTCTGATCGAGAAAGCGGTTGCGCTCTCTCAGGATCGGCAGATCGCTTTCGACCTTGTCGATGTATTCGTCGGCGCTCAAGAATTTCTTGGGCTTCCGCTCCATGGAGGCGTCATCCCAGTCCGTTTCCGGGATCCAGCCCATTCGGCGGGCGCGGGCCTCTGCGCCGGCGTCGACAGGTTCACGCTGCTCGGATTGCGAGCGCGCGCCCTCATTCGCCGAAATTTCGGCGTTCTCGTCTGCCATCGATGATGTCCTTGAAAGTCGTTTAAGCGGCGATTAGCGGATCGCTGGCCTGATCGGGAAGAGCGATGCGCTCAACCGTCGCGGCGATCTGCGGTGTCGGGGCGCGCAGGCCGCCGATGCAGTTGTCCGACATCAGACGGTAGAGCTGACCGTCGTCGCCGAACACCTCCAGCCCCGCATAACGGGTAAAGCAAACGCGCTGCCCGACGACGGGTCTGGCGCCTTCAAAGCGGCGGGTGCGGTCCATGTTCCACGACCATGCGCCGTCGCCGATTTCGATGATGACGCCGGTCTCCGCCGCGCCGCTCATACGCTCGCGTGTCGTCTCATCAATATAGACGCCGCCCTTGGTTTGCTCCGGCGCGGCGTCGGGCAACACCAGCACCTGGTCGCCAATCGGCGTGATGCCGGAACGGTTCTCGCCGTCCCAGGCATTGGCGACATATTCCCCGATCCGGGTTTTACTCAGAATTTTGTCCTTCATCCGGGTCATTTTCCTCGTTTTGTTGATGGTAGAACTTGTCGATATTGTCGTGCCTGAGATCGCCGATCTCTTGCAGCGTCAGCACGCGCCCGCGCGCCTCGGCTTCGAGATCGGCGTCGGCCGGCCCCTGTTTCCAGCGCTCGACATGATCGCGTTCGAGCGCGGCGGCGTAGTCGGCGAGATAGGCCATGAACGCCTTGGTCGCCGGATGATTGCGCCAGACGGCGAAGCTCTCCTCGGTGAGGTCGCAGGGGGCGATGTCGATGGTCACCTCTGGCGCACGATCTGCTGTTCGCGAGGCACGTCCTCGGTCTCCCATGGCGGAGAGGCGCGGCGCTGCTCGGGCGTCATGTCCATGCGCGACTGGACGTTGCGGGCTTCCACCTCGCCGGCGAGACGGCGATATGCATCGCGTGCGGACCATGGCCGAGTGAAAACGTCCGGCGACATGGCGATATCCATAATCTGAGGCGTCGCTTGACGGCCCGTCAGTCGTTTGAGTTCAGCCGCCGCCTCTGATGGCTGCCGTCCCCTGGCGATAAGTGCAGCAACGATACGACCGTCATTAACATCCTGCTCGACGATATGAGGAAAATCTCCCGGCGCCCCCCCCCGCGCAAAGCCTTCACGCATCTGCACGCCGTGCTGCGTTTCATGTAATCCGGTGCTGAGTGGCGCATAAGCGTGCGATGGAATCACGTTCAACCTGAACACGTCCATGTCAGGATAATATGTGCCGCGAGCGAAACGGCCGCCTGGAGCCGGATCGAGCCTTTGATAAAGCAGCGGGCGCTCCGGAATATCCGGGTAAGCAGCGGCCAGTTCTGGATGCTGTATCGCCTCGCCATGCGTCGTCTCGACGGGCAACTCGCCAGGACGCATTTCTGCATGAGCAGGCAAATCGACCCGCGCAGCGTCATCCGAGATCTCAAACCGCCATTTGTCGTCCGCGCCACGGCCCCAGCCGGTCGCGCGCCAGATCTCGTCAGGGTGCTGGCCCTGCGCTTCCATCTCGGCTGCCCGCGAGAGCGCAACGTGATTGGCCGTCTTCGCCATCGGCCCGGCAAAAATCCGCGTCGCCGACGGTCCCATCTCGGCCGCCGTGCGCGCCGTCTCGCCGAATGGCAGGCCGGTCACGGCGCCCAGCGTCGATAGCTCCGCCATGATGGCGGCCTTCCGCGCGGCCTGCGGATCACCGGTCCGCGCCGCGCGCGCCCATTCGGAAGCGTAATGCGGCACGTCCATCGCCGACATGACGTTGCCGACAACCGGCGTGATGTAGCCGATATCGGTGAGCGTCTGCCGCCGGTTCGCCGAAGCCTGATCCGGGGAATAGCCGCCGCGGTTGACGATCCCGGCGCGCAGCTTGATGGTCTCGTAGGGATCGAGCGAGGACAGATCGCCGTCCATGCTGACGCCAGCGGGCGGCGAGAACGGATCGTGGTCGACGGGAACCAGCGAGTAGCCGGGCGAGGCTTGCGGGTCAGGCATTACAGCTCGATCCCGAACTCTTTCAGCTTGTCGATCTCGCCCTGCGCGTCGTCAAGGGCGCCCGGCGTCGTCTCGATGCAGTAGCCCTTGACCTCATCGGCGATCTCCTTGACCTCCTTGATCGCCGCGTCCAGCGTGTCGCCGATCGCCACGATGCCGCCGATCTGCGGCATGTCATCGCCCTGAGGCACGAAGTAGTACTTCCCGTCGATCATGGTCAGATTGGTGATCCGCACATTGTCGCGGATATCCTCGGGGAACTCGATCGGCTGCCAGTTTTCTTCAGCCCAGTCCGAGATCATGATCAGCTCAGCGCCGGCTTTGCCGGCGAATTCCGGCTCGACAACCACGCCGCCGGCGCCTTCCCAGATGATGTCGCCCCAGTTCTTGATCATGACCCAGTAAAGTTGCGATGGCGGCGAAGGCGCCCTGCAGGTCGGATCGATGACATAAGACCTGCCATCCCTGGTGATGCGCACCTCGTCGGAAAAGAAGCCCCGGTACTGAAAGTCCCGGAAACTGGGAGCCAGCTTCGCGTTGATGTCGCGCAAGGCTTGCGGCAACTCATCGTAGCGCCCCGTCTTCATGACGAAGCCCTTGTCCTTGATCTCGATGCCGCGCGTCGCCTTCGCGGCGAATTCGCCGTCGATGGTCCAGCCATCATAGCCGATCTCGACGGCGTCCGGGATCGCCTCCTCGACGATGAACTCGATCAACCCCTTCTTCGGACCGAACTTATGTTCGAGATCGTCGAGCAGCGGCTCGATCAGCTCGTAATTCTCGGAGTGGAAACTCTCCATATCGCCGCGGGTGCGGCTGATCTTGACGTACTGGTCCTCATGCGCCCGCAGATAGTTGCGCAACGCCGGCAGGCCGGTGACGATGGCGTACTCGCCAATGTCGATGCCGAGCGCGCGCATATGCTGTTTGGCGGCGGCGCGGTCGAGCTCTAACTCCTCGCCCATCCGCGCGCCCCAGACACGCTTGCCGAGCCTCACCAGGTGCAGCTGCAGCGGACCGAAATTCACATCCGGGAACACGAACAGATCGATCTCGTCGAGCAGCGGCCAGAACGCGCCGATCTTGCGCACGCCCGGAATGCCGTCGCCGAGCAGCATGCGGTTGGTTTTCGGGAACGTATATTCCCACGGCGCATAGTAGTAGACCGCGCCGAACTCTTCGGCGAGCCGCACGGCCATTTCGACGAACAGGCCGTTGTCGACGACGCAGACGGTCTTGTCGGCGTATCCAGAACTTTCAGTGGACCGGCCCTCGGTCTTGCGCTTCGGCGCGCGGCGCGGACCGGCTTGGCCTCGCGCGGGCAGCGGCTCCGGCCTATCGCCCGGCAAGGGTTCGCGAAACGGATCGTGATCGACGGGGATCAGGGCGATGTCAGACCCCATCGCCATGCGGCACCACCCTCATAAATTTTCCCGGCCTTGCCGGATCATCGACATAGTGATGCCCGTCCGGCGCCTGCCTGGCCCCAGGAATGCCGATCTGCGAGCCAGCGCGCGTTCCCGCGCCGGGCGAAGCCGCGCCGCCTGGACCAGCGGCCCCCGGCTGCTGTCCGCCCGCCATGGAGCCATTAACGGCCTCCATGCGGAATTTCAGGATCTCCATCTGGTGCTCGGCCCAGGCGATATCGTGCTCGCGATCCGTTTTCGACGCCTCGTTGGCGGCCGCGCTCAGCGCCTGGATCGCCTTTGCATAGTTCAGCACCTCAATCGATCGCGCCTTGGCCCCCTCGCGCTCGATGTTGGCGGCCTCGATCATCAGCATCGGATTGGGCGGCTGCTGTTTGACGATCAGTTTGTCGGCGTCCGGGATATCGGCCGCGTCCAGCTGCCGGCGCCTGATCTCGACCTGATCGATCAGCGGGTCGTTCTTGAAGCTGCCAAGAAACTCCGCGCGCGCCAGCTTGATCTGGTTCGACACCATCGACGGATCGGAGATGGGTTCCACGCCGGCGCCCTTGGCGTAGTCGTCGCGGCCGATCGCACGCCACTGATCGCCTTCCTGGTAGCGGGAGTGGTCCTCCAGATAAATCCGGTTCAGCCGGTAGTGCTTGCGGTACTCGGCTTTCATGCTGCGGTGGATGCGCTTATAGATGCCGACGAACACCTGCAGGCCCTGATCGATCAGCCCCATGAACGTCGTCGGCGACATGTTTGCCGAGACCGCCTGGCCAGACAGGATGTCCTTGATCGATCCGACTTCCTTCGCCGCCTCGACCATGAGCCCAAGCAGCGAGAACAGCACCTGGCTCGGCTGCGGGAATTGCAACGGCACGATGGCGTCGCGGATGCGTCCGCCCGGCGCATTGACCGGCATGAACTGGCCCATCTTGAAGCGCACCGCGCCGGTGTTCATGCTGAGGCCGCGCCCGATGAAGCCGGTTGCCGTATTCGATAGCGTCCCGGCGTCGATCAGCTGGTTGATCAGCGTGTTCACGGAATGATTGAGCGGCTGCAGAAGCTGCCCGAAACCGACGCCGTAGATGCCGCCTTCCGGGTTCGGGAAAAAGTCGTACTTGGTGTAATACTGCACCGGCTCGATGCGCATGATCGTCTGGCCCCGGATCTTGACGCCGTCGGCATCGTATCGGGCGACGATACGGGCAACCTTGCCGGTGCTCTTGTGCACGGTGACCACATAAGGCTCGGCGTAGCCGTCATCATCGAGGTCGAGCCGGCGATGCTGCTCGATGAACTCGTGCGGGGCGTCGTCATCTTCTGAAGAGATGACCGGCTTGTCGTCGCTTCCCGACGGCATCGCCTTGCCGAAATCTTCCTTCAGCCAGACCTCGGAGCGCTGCAGCTCCTCGATCTCGGTCGGATAGAACCAGACGCATTCGGAGATCCGCGCCGCGCGGGCCAGCGATTTCGCCCAATAGTGGATGACGACGTTCTCGGCCGTGGCGAGATCGCAGACATTCTGGCCCAGGGCGCGATCGAAATAGGACTTCGTGAAGCAGCAGCCGGCGATCGGCAGCATGTGCGCCAGCTTGTCCTTGTCGTCCTCCCATTCCTCGATTTGCGAGAGGAATTGCCAGGACATATGCGCGGCGATCTTATCGGCGCGTTTGCGTTTCGTCCCTGGCTGGACCGCCCATACGGGCTGCGGCTGCCCGTCGGGCTGCATCTGCATCGCGGGCGTTCCATCGGGACCGACCCGTGGCTCGCCATTATCGTCGCCGATGACAATGCCCTTAACGACGCTGCGGCCCGGCACGATGGCGGGCGTCAGCCGGCCCGCGAAGTGGATCGCGGCCGTGGTCATCAGCGGAAAGATGACGTTCGACGCCTTCGGCCACGGCGAGGTCTTCTCTTCGGCGACCTGCATGGCCAGCTTGAAGGCGGCGCGGTTCTTCTCGACGTAGTCGGAGCGGCTTTGATCGTCGATGTCGAATTCGCGCGTTACCTGCCGACCGATGGTCTGCAGCCTGTCGTTGTCGAACTCATCGGCGATGTTCGGCGACTTGATCCAGTCAACGAGATGGCTGTGCGGCCCGTTGTCGGGAGAGCGCTCCATACCGCCAGGGATCACCGCCGGGGCGGGGAAAGACGGCGCTGACAACGGGTCGCCGTCCCCAGCGTCTGAGAACGGCGGGCTATCGAGTGGGTTCAATAGCCGCTCGTCTTGCCGCGCTTCACCCTGACGCGCGCGGGCGACTTGCGCGGCGCGCGGATCGGCTTCTTCTTCGGCATGCGCTTCATACCCTTCTCGCCGCCAATACCCATGGCGAGCCCCTTACGCAGAGACACGCCGGTCGCGACGATGCGTTCCAGATGTGCGGTGTCGTCCATGACAAATCCTCATGCGCGCTTGCGCGTCTTCCGTTTCGTCTTCCGCACCGGCTTGCGCCAGCCGTCGGTCGCGTAATACGCCTTCACCTGCCGCTAAAAGATCGTCCCATTCTTAGCAAATCTCTTCATTGCTGAAGAAAGACCTTGCTCAGTATAACCTCGGATCATGTGAGCGCCATTTTTTGCGGTTGCGTTCGAGAACGTTAATTCATCGTATCCGATATGATGCGCATCATATCGCGTCTGATTCACAATGAAATCAGCAGTTTGCAGAGGAATAACTCGTTTTGGAAAATCGAAAGCTAGCGGCCCTAGCGCGTCCTGATACCAGTCTTGCGAACCATAGACCCTAACTGTGCGAGGACTATATTCCGGATGATAGGCGAACATCGGCGCAACCAACTCCCCATCCGCTCTCTTTTTTGACCATCCGCGCAACCATCGAACGGTGTGCTCGAAACAAAGATCATAGGGTGTAGGAAATGTGGTCAAAAAGCTGTCGTCTTTAACCACCTCGGCCCAGTCTGCATTGTCTACCCACACCCCAATTGCATGGATGTCCGCGTCTCTTAGGATTTCGGATAGGCGTTTGATATGTGCTAATCGGTGGAATTCTTCGACAAGGGCATATTCCCCTTCGCCCACAATGCATTCATGCATGTGAAAGGTTTTCACGCCCCTCTCCGCCAACAGCGCCAATTCTTCTCGCCAAAGCTTCTCGACGCTTGCCCATGCATCTTTGGTTGCTACATAGCCAGCTATGGCCGTAATAGTCGAACCGCCGCTCGTACCACTTTCGTCAAAATATGCCCTAAACAAACCGATCGCCCTCCATCTCGCAGAGGCCGGATGTAGCCAGTCCGCAACCTCGATGATGGAAACGGACTCTACATCATGCGCATCGGTATGTGAAGTGTAACGTTGCCGACTTTCTTGAACGGCATCGTGCGAATTTCCATTCAGCTTCGACCGCCATTCCGCGCACCATTCCGTCAGCTGCATGGTCGGAAAAGCGGTCACGGTCAGCGGCCCCTGCGGCGAGCCGAGCACACACACCTGCGGCGGACGGGCGCGGCAGCTCACGGTTTTGCCGTTGGAATCGCCGTTCTTGCAGGTCTCGCAGCGCTGTGGGCGGATCAGCTTCTGTCCCCCAGGCAAGCCGGGCAGGATGACTTTGTTCATTGGGTGTCTCTCGTTTCGATGTCGATTGCCGTCATTTCGTCGATGGATGCCGGGAGCGCTAGAAGGCGGGGCGCTCCCGGTCTTGAGGCTGCCGGACTCGTGGGTGGTGGGCGTTCGGCAGCAACACGCTTCCATCCCGGTCGACCATACGGAAGCCGTTTAGTATGGATGGTTTGGCGATTTGCCTATTTAAATCTCAATATCCTGTGACCGGGTTGCGGCTCTGATCGGCCCATTCGTCCATGGTCTCCTCAACGACCCGGCGCTCGACCGAGGCAATGCTGAGCCCGGAGGCCAGCAACAATCCCGTCGCATGCATGAGGCCATCGTTTTCCTCGACGATCTCCCCCTTCTTACCGCGGCGATAGGCGCGGTACTGAGCCAGCCATTGAGCCAGATTGGCGGCCACGCGCAGCTGGCGCGAGGCAATCCGAGCGTTGATCTCGGCCGCGGCGTTCTCGGCGTCGAACTCGGCGGTGTAGATGTCGATGTCGCTATCGATTAACCCTTCGACGATGCGCTCGCCTTGCTCTTCGGATCGGCCGCGGGCGCGAAGATCGAATACGCCAGGGATCAGCTTGCCGCGCCGACGGATCGCATTGGCCCAGATCTCCGGGCGCGCCCGATCCTCGGCGTACTCGCCGTAGAGATAGACCACATCGCCGTGCGGATCCCATGCCGCCCACACCCCCGACACCGCGCCGCCCACAACATCGAGGCCGAAGACGCGCGGCCAGTCGGTCAGCACCTTGACCTTGGTCGGATCGAACAGGAAGTTGCGTTCCGATGTCTCGCCCACGAGCGCCATGCGCACTCCTTCGACGGCGTAACGCGCCGCATCGATGACGTTGTTGTCCTTATCCTCAAGCACCGGCAGAACCTGCTGCGTGATTTTGTCGATCTTGTAGGAATAATGCGTGAACTCCGCGATCGTGTGCTTGCAGCGCGGATGAATGATGATGTCGTAGCTCTTCAGGAACTCGACGCCATCCTCGATCGAGCCGGGGCCCTTGATCGCGGGCACGATATGCGGGTAACCGTTGCGGCGCATATAAGAGACTGTCTCCGGCCGGGCCGAATCCGCGGTGATTGGCCATTGCCTGGCGTGACCGTCATCGATCTCGTCGAACAGCGCCGGCGTATCGTCGATCTCGCAGCCGACCTTATAGGCCTCTGCGTCGATGTAGAGCGTCTTTTCCGCGATGATCCAGCACCGCACCAGCACGCTCGGATCGACGGCGAAACCCCAATCCGCGCCGTAATAGGGCCTGGCGTCATGCGGGATCTCGGCCTCATCGACGCGCCAGTTCTTGAATACGCGGGCTTCCGAATGCCGGCGATAATGCCCCAGCCAGATATGCTGGTATTTCTCGAAATCGCGGCGCTTGTCGCGCTCCATGTCCCGGCGCAACTCATCCGGGAACCATGGGTTGTCGAGATAAGAGACATCGACCAGCACAAAATCTGGATCGCCCGCCGCGACATTCTCACGGAAGAACTTATCGACCGGATCATCCGGCGACATCGGGTTCCAGCCGAACATCATCTGCGAGCCCGGCGCACGGATGGTTGGGTAAAGCAGATCGATCGATGTTTGGCTGATCGTCTGCGCTTCTTCGACGAAGGCCCGCGTATATCCCTCAAGAGACTTCATTGAGGTGGCCGTCGCCCCCTTCAAGCCCTTGAAGATCATCAGGCTATCGTTGGGGCCAACAATCTCCTTTTCCGTGATCTTAAACCGACCCGCATAGCCGAACTTGTGGATTTTGTCCTCGACCAGCTGCTTGACCGAGTCCTTGATGCTGCTCTGCACCTCGCGAAGACAGGCGACGCGGTGATGCTCCGCGATCATATCCTCAACCAGCAACTCACAGTAGAAATGCGACTTTGCCGCGCCGCGTCCGCCTCTGGCGCCCTTGTACCGATGCCCGCCTAAAAGCGGGACGAAAGCCCGAGGCGTCTCGATACGGAGGACGCCAGCGTCAGCGGCGCTTCTCTCGGTCACGAAAGATTTTTTCTACGATGTCGAGCCAGGCATGGCAGCAAGCCGGATCCTTTTCGGCCACATAAAAGGCGAAGACGCCGGCGACAAGAACCGGGTCGTACCGATCGCAAAGCTCGACCATCCGATTTGCAGCTTCCTCTCCCATGAGTTTGAAACGCTCCGTCTCGGAGAGGACCCGGAGCAGCGCCGGCGGCAGAGTCATTTCGATTTCGGGTCGACGATCACCCGCTCGACGCGCCTGATCTCGATCGGCTTGCCGTCCTTGCCGGTGTGCTCGTGCCGTTCCACGAACATATTCAGATGCTTCGCCATGCTGTCGAGCGCGCCCTTCTTGTCGTGGAACTTGATCTTGACGCCGTTCTGGGTCTGCGAGACCTCGGCGATGGCGGCGGCCGTGTCGTCGTCGAGGTCGTCGCTCGACATCAGCTCGATCGCATTCGAGTAGATGTTCTTAATCACCAGGACCTCTCCGCCGTCCGGGTTGTCCTCTTCCGTGATCAGATCGCCGCGCCAGCACACCGCCTTGCGGATGTCGGCGAAACCGATCCTGGCGTATTCGGCGAGAATCCGCTCCTTGGTGACCTCGAACTTCGTGTGCAGACGGTTTTCGCGTTCGGCGAGAAGCTCTTTGCCGCGGGCCTGTATCCGTTCATCTCCGTTCAGGCGTGCGGAATTGCTGTCGTTTCGTTTGTATCCGGCCCTGACATAGGCCTCGTCAGCCGTCAGCCCATCCAGATATCTGAACTGTGCGAACGCCTCGTGCTTCGGATTGGTGAGTGGCGGCATCTGTCATTGTGGTTTAATGGATCATTTGTCGCTGCGCAAGACGCTGGTCACTCAGGCCAATCGCAAGTCCTATCTGATGACCGATGAAGCCCAAGCCTATAAGGGCGTCGGCAAGGAATTCTCCGGTCACGGATCGGTCAATCATTCAGCCGACGAATATGTGCGCGGCACGTTCTGGCATACGAACACCGCCGAGAGCTTTTTCGCCATCCTGAAGCGCGGCGTGTACGGAACCTTTCATTCGGTTTCCGAAAAGCACCTTCAACGTTATGCCGATGAATTCGCATTCCGCTGGAACACTCGCGTCAAGCTCGGCTTTGACGATTTCGAGCGCGCCAATCTCGTGCTGCAAGGCGCGGTAGGCAAGCGCCTGACCTATCGGCGGACTGACGAAGCCGCGCACGCTTAAGCAGAAAGCGAGGCGCTTTCTCAGAAAAATGCGCGGACGATCAGGTTAAGCGCCCTTCGATTTTGGGCGTTTGCTCTTCTTCATGTCCTTGTGCTGCTTGGGCGGTGTCTTCAGCATGCGTTTCAGGATCGCATCGCCACGATCGGTTGCGTCCTTGCGATCTCCGCAATCATCCGCTGTGGGCGGATTTTCTTGTGCCTCTTGTGACTTAGGCATGGTCAATCCCGCTGCGAAGCAGCTATCTTCCCGTTGCCAGATTCGACGGAGGGGAGCCACCAGCAAGTGATTCTCCCCGCCATCTCTTCGTGGCGTCTGGCTGGCGTACCCGACCTAGCGGTGGGTGCCTTTGGAGTCGATCCGTCGCGGCTCCATTGTGGGGACGGCAGGTTCGCGGGAGGCTCCCTTGCGAAGTAGCGCCCGTCGGTTCAAGTCCGACCGTCTCCAACTCGAATCAAGCCAAGACCTAGCTTGATCCATTCCTATGTAAGCAGCCATTGCCGGTCTGGCAATTTCTAAGTGCACAGATTGTGCACTCGACCGCGCATTCCCTGTTTGCGGCTCAAACATTTCTGGAGCCATACCGCAATCTACCGGAATGATTTTTGAATTTTCGCTTTTTGTCAAGCGCCGATCTTCCATGGCTCACGTAAGGCGCCGATTCCAGACACTTCGAAGCAGGCCAGACGTGGGTCGACGCGAAACGCCGACTTCAAGCTGGCCAAGCCCTCCCACCAGGTCAGGTAGTGGCCCCTGGCCTCGTCACGAATGGCGTCCGCGATCGCCGGCGGGGTGCCCTGATATTCGATCAGACATCCGATCGCATGCCGATGTTTGTTCCATATCATTCGGATCTCTCCGCCACCCGCCTTCCGCGACGGCACGATACGAAACCCAGGAACGATGGGATTCCAGTTCGGCGGTATCGCTGTAGAGCCAGCCTTGACGATCAGGCGCTGCGCTATGCTGGAACGCTGCCTGACATGGGCGTGAACGACATGAGCAGCCAGGGCGGCGGATGTGCCGGCGCCATTGATGCAGCCCCTGCCATCATAACCGCGCCGGACGCCGAGGAGGTCGTCGATCCAATTTCTGTCATTCCGACCGGGCAGGAATTCAGCATGCCTGTCGACCTCATACTGCACCATCTGTATCCGGTACGCCCAGATCGTCAGATCGAACACGGAAATGGTTCGGCGTCCGCCTTTGGGGTTTGCAGGGTTCGCGGGGTTCGCTACACCCGCACCTATGAAACTGTCAAACATTCACCACCATTGTATACAATTGACACTTTCTACACGAGTAATAAGGGAAACCCCTGTTTCCCCATAAACCCCCTCAGAGGAGTCGCCTCGTCGGATCGTCCAAAAAGAACCGGTGTCCGTTCTTCGAATCAGCCATTTTTCTCAGTTTCAGCCCATCACTGACTTTGTTCTCTTGTCGCACCAGCCACCGTCCCAAGCTCTTGGAATTCAATCGTTTTTCTGGGATAATGTCGTGTAGACATTCCCTGAGTTGCGGACATCTGAACACGCCGGCCTGACCGTCACCGGCGGCCTTGATCAGCTCCGCCGCCGTCATCTCATAGTTGCGCCCGGTCCCGATCTCTGCAGCCCATGCGTGCATCAATCCGACGAAGCTGACGCGCGTCGGATCGTTGTCGCGCGCCTTTTCCATGGTGACAATCGGGTCGTCTTCACCCAGCCAGACCAGTGCGGAGCGCACCATATCCGACCAATCCTCGAAGGATGCCAGCGGTGCAAGGCGCCCAGGACGGCCGGCGAAATGGTAGGTGCGAACGATCGTCAGGCATGCGGCGATGTAAGGTCCGCGCTCGGCCAGAACGGCGTGTACCGGTTTGGTTCCGAAGACGCGAAGCTCGGGGCGTTCCTCGCCGCTGTCCATTGCACAGATCACCGCGCGCCGCGTCATGTCGTCGAGCAGGACAAGATTGTTGCCGGTGGCGAAGAACGTCGCCCGGTTCTGGACCTGCCCGATCTCCGACTTGCCGAGAATACGGGGCGTGATCAGCGGGCGCTCGATCGCCTGGCAGAGCAGATCGCCGCCGAGCTCGCCATTGACGTTATCGATGGAGATCAGTGGCTGGCCGGCCATCAGAGCGGCGCCGAGACGTTTTTCCATCTCCTCCTCGGTCTTGCCGGCGGCGATGACGGGACAGACCTGTCCGAGCGATATCGCGGCGGCGATATCGAAAATATAGCTCTTGCCGGTTCCGGCCTGCGGGGCCGTGGTGACGTGCATCGGCGCCGCGCTCATCGCGGCTCTGACGACCGGGGTGATCAGCGCCGAGAGCGCCACGGCGCGGCTGCCGGGGCCGACGAAGGGGAACTCGGCGAGCAGCTCGTTCAACAAAGCGATGGCGTCGAGCGCATCCTCGCGTGTCGGCTTCTCGACGATTTCCGGCAGCTCAGGCGGATTGATCAGAATCAAGCCCGTTCGGGCGTCATAGCCGGGCTCAATGATCATACTGCCGTCGCGGCGGATCGTCGGGGCGCCGATGATGCCGCAGACGCTGGGAAAGCCCCAGTCGCCGTAGCGCGCATTGAGGATCGAGGAGATGTCCTTCGATGGGTCGGCCCGGACCCAATCGCCGACGCGCCCATCGAATTTCTCCCATTGGATATGACGGGCGAGGGCCAGACGCATATAGACATCGTCGACCATGGCCAGGCGCGGGATCTGTGTTTGTCGCTCGTCCGATGCTGACACCGTCTCGATTACAGGGCGCACCAACCGGTTGCCGCGCCGATAGAACGGCACTTTGGCGTCGATCAGATAGGCTTCCGCCTCATCGACGATGCGTGCGAGCTCGCCGGCGGCGATCTGGATCAGGGGACGGCAACCGCTGGTCCACGCCCCGCCCGATGATCCACCTGCGGACGCCGTCTCCGGCTTGCGTTCCCGCTTCGGCCTGGCCTTCGGCGGCGACCATGGCTTGGCGATCGCAACGGCCGCCCGGATATAATCAGCAGGCGTCTCGTCCCAATCCTTGCCGGCGAGCGGCGGATAGAGCAGATCGAGTGCGATGCCGTCCTCCTCCATCGCCTTCGCGGCCTTGTGGATGGCGGCTTCGCCGGCGCCGTTCGGATCGGCGCACAGGGTGACCCTCGTGGTCCCGCGCGGCCAGACGATCGACGGCAGCAGTGTCGCCGAGAGACCGACCGCGCACGGGATGCCGGTGGCGGCCTGACAGGCCAGACCTTTCTCGATGCCTTCGGCGCAGAGCATGTGAGCGGCGAACTCGCCAAGCCAAATCGCGCCGCCCTTGCAGGATCCAAACATCTTCTTCGCCGGCGAGACCTGCGCCTTGGCGCCGGTGCTGGGATCGAGGAACGTGACATGGACGGCGCTGATGCGGCCCGCGGTTTCATCGGTGCGGGTGATCGGCGCGATCATCGCCGGCAGAGACGCGGCGGCTTCCTTGTGCCAGACGCCGGAATTGAAGCGGAAATGGTCCGGCGGCGGACCATCGATGCCGCGGCGCTCGCTCAGATAGCGTTCCGCAAGAGTGTTGGTTATGGGGACGCCGGCGCGATAGAACTCTCTGGCCCGGTCTTCGGTCGACTTCTGTCTTTGCGGGGCGGGCTGCGCCGCAGCCGGCGCATAATTACTGGAGCCATTGAGCTGACGCGGGGTCTGCATGCCGCTGCTCAGACCGGACTCGACCGTGCCCTCGGCTTCATGTCGATCGATGCCGCAGAGCTTGGCCGCCCCGAGGAGAGCGACGCGGGCATCGCTGAGACCGATCGCGCCGGCGCCGATCAACTGGCCGATGCCGTAGCTTTCAGAGTTCAGGACTTGATTGCGGACGCCGGATTGCGCCGTCGAAATAGCCGCGCAGGCGCTGTCAAGGGCGGCCTGCCCGTATTTCTCGGCGCGCTCCATGGGCTAGCCTCGCGCTTCGTTGGCGAGAATGGCGCGGCCGGTCGGCTCGGAGCGATAGATTGCAGCAATATAACGGCTTAGCGGCAGCGGAATTTTCGCGATCATTGCTGACGCGAATTTGCGCTTCGTGCCGATGTGGTCGCGCTTGTCTTTCTCGCTGCGCTTGATCTTCACGCCTTCGACCATGTGTCCGAACTTGTGCGCGGATGCCACATTGAACCCGATGTCGCCAAGCTCAATGCCGGGGTTCTTGCGTCCGTCCGGATTGCATCCCTTGCCGCTGGTCGTGTTATGGGCGACATTGAACCAACTGCCGCCGTTGTCCTTGTGCTTCACGCCGTCGTGCTCAGCCGGATTGGTCAGATGGCGGGTATGGCTGTGCCCGTCCCTTTTGTTCAAATGCCCGGCGTTTTTGATGGCCTGATCGCCAGCGACGCGGGTAAAGTCCTGGCCCCGCAGCGTCGGATCGCTCCAGTTCATGCCGACAGACTTATGCCCCGTCGCTTCGACGGATGCGGTCTGAAAACTCCCGCCACTGCCGTCGAAGCGGAAGCCATTTACCTTGACGGCCCTGCTCGTGATCGGCATCAACGCCGGGACATCGCCCCAAAGGTAAAAGCTGCCGAAGTTCCAGCGTGCCCGCCCGACCCAGGGCTGGGCGCCTTTTACGTTCTCGACGATCAACGGGATGTGGCGTCCCGCAGCCTCGGTGGCTTCCCGCTGAATGCGGAAGCAGGCATCGAACAGACGATTCAGATCGGCAAGCTTCGTCCCCGTCTCATCGGCGCGAATCGTTGAAGCCTTCGCCTTCGCCTTCTTCCACGGCATCGCCATGTAGGAATAGGCCTGGCATGGCGGCGACGCGACGATCAGATCGGCCGACCGGAACTGCGAGCCATGCAGCGTAAGCACGTCCTGGACGACGAGCTGCGCGGGATAGCGGTGATCGCCATATTCGTGCCGCTCGATGTCGAAGCCGATCACGTCATAACCTTCGGCGAGCAAGCCTTCGGTCCAGCCACCAAGGCCGCAGAAGAGATCGATCGCCAAGGGCTTTAGTACGCGCACGGAACACCTTTATCTCAAAACGGCAGAGCGTCGCCCTTGGAGGCGTCGGTCCCATCGGCGAATTCGATCGGCGCCTGGGGATCGACTTTCGGCTTACCGGCCGCCCTCGGCTTCTTCGGCCTGGCCCGGCCAATGAGCGCCATGGGCTGGACGAGAGAAGCGGACACCGATAATCCGTGGCGTGTCTGTCCTTCGGCGCTGTCCCAGGTCTTGAGCTTCAGCTTGCCTTCGACATAGACCTCGGCGCCCTTGATCAGATGCGCGGCGATCTCGGCGATGCTCTCCGACCAGGCGACGACATTGAGCCACTGGACGTCGTCATCCTCGCCCTCGATCACGGACATCGCCACGAATTGCCGGCCCGAGGCGCGCGCCGTCTTGATCTCGGCGTCGCGGCCGAGACGGCCCTGGAAAGCGCAGTGGACGCCTTTCATAGCGCCAGCTCCTTCGGGAACAGAGCCGCCCATTTCGGCTTATCGGCCTCGATCTCGGCGTAGTTTTTCGGGTGCTGCGCCCGGAAATCAGGGCAATGCTTGCCGCGCATATAGCCGCGATCCGATTTGACCAGCCAGCCGGCGTAAGGATCGGTCCAGCGGGATGGCGACAGGCCTAGCGCCTTGAAATCGCGCCGGGTCACCGGGCGCTGATCAAGTAAGATGCTGAGCTTGATGGCTCTGATTTTCCAATCGGAAAGCTTTACCGGCGCGCTGTCGCCGGCGCGGACATCGGGGACATAATCCGGAAGCCGACAACGCTCCGAAGGACACCAATCGAACCAGTCCCCTTCTCCGCCATAGGCGTACCATTGCCCTGGTTTCGGCAGCGGCGGCCAGATCGGACTATTCCATTTATCGGTCAGGAATTGCCGTCTGACCACAATAACGGTGATGCCGAGCGCCTCGCAAATTGGGGCGAGATCTGATGTCGCATATTCCGGCACCAGGACGGCCCGATAATCCGGCCCCCTGAAATCATGGATTAATCGGATATGCTCCGGCAATGCTTGCGCGACCACCTTACCGTTGAGCTTGAGCTTGGCCTCGACGCCGATCTGGATGTCGTCGGCTTTGCGTCTGAGCAGGATGTCGAAGCCAGCTGTCTCCGGATAGCAGACCCAGTCGCCTTCCTTGGCAACAACATCGATGAAGTCCCGGCAGAGATCGGACTCTTTGAGATATTTTCCCGGATCCGGTCTCACGCCACGTCCTCCATCGCCCTCTGCATCCAAGCCCCGGCCCTGAGATCGGCGATATCGATCGCGCCGTCCGGAACTGGCGGCAGCGCCGGCAGGCTGATGCTTTCCGCTACGGCTGCGTCCGCCCTGTCCAAACGCTTCGGCCTCTTCGGCTTCAGATTGCGGCGGTCCACGAAACCGGCGACGGCGCCCGGCGTCGAGCCGATCTGTCTGGCGATGCCGCGCAGGCTGTGGCCGGTCCGGAGCAGATCGCCGATCTCGGCTTGTCGGCCCTCCAGGATGGAAATTTGCCGCTTGCGCGGCCGCGCCGCATAGCCGAGCCGGCGGGGACAGCGCCCGATCCTCTCTAGCCATTGATGCAAGTTGTTGATCTGCTTAACCGTCAGGCCAAGCCGCGCCGCGATCAGATCGCGCGGCGTCCCGGCTCGGCACAAAGCGAGGAATTCATCGGTCTTCTGAGCATAGGAAGCTCTGCGCCGCATCGGAGCCTCAGGCGTCGCAAGTTCTGTGTCCGGTCGCCAAGTCGACGCGGCAGGCGCCGCCGTTTAGGGTGGCGATCGGCTCCTGCTTGTTGTCCTCCTTCGCCTTGAGGACCCCGCTGCGCTTGCCGTCAGCTCGGAAAGTAGAACAGCTCTTGGCGCCCTCCCGCCAAGCCACCGCATAGACGTTTTTGAAATCGTCCCATGTTACATCCGGGCCGACATTGCAGGTTTTAGAGACGGCGCTGTCGACCATCTGCGATGCCGCGCAAAGCACGGCGAGATGGTCGTTAACCGTGCATTCCAGCGCGGTGCGGCCCCTTACGCCGAATCGCGCCAGGCCGTAATCCTGCATCTGATAGACTTTCGGCCCATCGGGAGTGATCAGCGTGCGGTCATATTGGTGGGCGAAAACCGGCTCGATGCCGGATGAGATGTTGTCGGCGGTGATCGAGATCGTGCCGGTCGGAGCAATCGAGGTGAGATGCGAATTGCGGATGCCGTATTGCCGGATGCCGTCGCGGATGTCCGCCGGCAGGGTCTGAATGAATTTGCCTTGTAGATATTTTTCAGCGTCGAATAATGGGAAACGGCCTTTTTCATCAGCCAGCCGCACCGATGTCCGATAGGCCGTGTCGCGCAATATCGTCAGAATGGAACGAAGCACCTTTAGGAATTCCGGGGAGCCATAAGGCGCGCCGAGAACTTCGATTGCGTTTGCGGCCCCGGTGACGCCGAGCCCCATGCGCCGCTTCTGGATTTCCTCATGCTTTTGCTGCGGCAGCGGATAAACCGCCAGATCGATGACGTTGTCCATGCCACGCACCACAGCGGCAATGTCGCCTTTGAATTGATCTTCATCGAAATAAAGCCCCTTGCTGTCGCGATGGATGTAACGGACCAGATTGAAGGAGCCGAGTAGACAGGCGCCGAATGGCGGCAGTGGCTGTTCTGCGCACGGATTGGTGCTGGCGATAGTCTCGCAATAGCGCAGATTGTTCAGCCTGTTCACTGCGTCGATGAAGATGATGCCAGGCTCGGCCCAATCCCACGTCGACCGCATGATTTCCGCCCAGAGATCGACGGCGCGCACCGTGGAGTGCACCCGGCCGCCGAATTTGAGATCAAAGCCGGCGTCGGCTTCGACGGCATGCATGAACTCGTCGGTAACCGCGACCGATATGTTAAAATTGGTGAGACTGGACTGGTCGCGCTTGGCGTGAATGAAGTCCAGGATATCGGGATGGTCGACACGCAAGATCCCCATCATCGCGCCGCGCCGATGCCCGGCGGAGCAAACCGTGCCGCACACCGAATTGAATACGTCCATGAAGCTGATCGGCCCGGACGATGTTGACTGCAGGGACCTGATCAGATCGCCCTTGGGCCGGATCGTCGAAAAGTCGCTTCCCCAGCCGCCGCCCATGCGCAGCGTTTGCGCGCATTCGGTCGCCGCAAGCATGATGCCGTCCATGGAGTCTTCGATGGCGCGGCCGACGAAGCAATTGATCGGCGTCACCTTGCGCAAACTGCCAACGGCCGCCTGCACACGCCCTGCGGGCAGAAAACGCATGTCGAGCAAGATGTCGCGAAGAGCGTGGAAGTGTTCGGGGGAATCCTTCATGCCATCCGCAATCCGATTGATGGCGGCGCGGAAATCCTCGTTTGGTCCGCGATATTTCTCAGAATGGATTAAATCAGAAACCGTCAGCGTAGGCCCGCTCATCCGCACTCATCCTTTTGTTGGTTTTGTCATCCCAGCGCCACCATTCGTCTGCGCGGCTTGCTCAGCAGTCTGGCGAAGTGGTGGTCGCAATAGCCGGCGAACTTGGCGCCGCTCCGAGGATCGGGGCGGCGCTTCGGGGCGCCACAGAACAGATACGGGTTGCCATCGTTAACCGGCCAGCAGCATTGGTCGCGGCGGCGATCGGCTAAGGTGACGGGGACGCAATCCGGAGCGGGCGCATGGGCAACCGGGACCGGCCTCGGCGCCACGACCACGACCGCCGCGCACCGCTTTGGCTTCAGGACATGATTGCCGCCGGAATTTTTGAGATCGCGGAGCCCAAGCTTCTTGACCTGGTTCACCGTCCGCTGGCGTGAATAGCGCCAGCCGAATTCGGCGGTCAGCTTGTCCGCGAGCCCATCATAGGTGAGACCTTCGCCATGCCCGGCCTTGAGCGCCTCGACTACCTCTGGGCGCCAGTGGTCAATGGCTTCCAGAGGCTGAACGCCTCCCATGCGTCTGAACCGCGAGAGCACGGCGTTCTTGGTCAAACCGGCGCCAAACATCTCGTTGAGACGGCTGGCTATGGTTTCGAAGGCGAGATCGGCATCCCGCAGGCGCAGCAGCGCCCGATCCTTTTCATCGTCCCACGGCGAAACGCCCTGCCGCATCATGCCGCCTCCGCGGATTCGGTCGATTTCCGTTCCTGGGTCTCTTCAGATAGGACGAGCGCTTCGCGGCGGCGCTTCCAGCCCTTATAGGCGGCAAGCGAGCGGCGCGCTTTTGCAATGCGGTCATTCTCAGCCGGCGAACGGGCCGGCGGGGCCGGGGCTGTCGCCACGGCTATACGGCCGAGAAGATCGTAAGAAATCTCCCGGCCGGTTTTGCGCCGCACCGCTTCAATCAGCGCAGGCCAGTACGTTGGACGCAGAGACCCGCGCGCCCGCCACTGACGCGCCGTGCACTTTTTTACATTCATAGCCAGCGCGATCTCCTCATCGGTTCGACCGATGCACGACAAAAGCTCAATGAAAGTAGGGATTTGTTCAGACATGTTTGAAAATAATGCACAAATCCGGCGCCTGCGCAATGCACAAAATGCGCACTACAGTGCACAGCGCGGCGCGTGACAAAACACGAAAAAAAGTGTACAGTTTGTGCATGGATAAGAAAAAGCTGACCCCCTACAAAGAGTTTGGATGCCGGCTGGCGGAGGCGCGCATTAACGCTGGCTTCCAAACTGCGGTTCAGGCGATCCACGCCTTGAAGCTGATCCGGCGCACCTACTACAGCCACGAAGCCGGGGAGCGGATGCCATCCGACGATGACATCTGCCGCTACGCCGATCTTTACGGCGTCACCCCGACTTATCTTCGGTATGGCGACGACGCCGCAGAGCAAGATCGCGGCGCCGGGAGGTCAGCTAAGAATTCTCTAGTCCCTTCAACGGTTTTGGTTAACCAACCGTCACAATTGTCCAAATTAAGCGCTTCACAAAATTATGGCGTCAGGCCTATAGTCATCCTGTCGGCGAAGGACATCAGGAGCTTGAGCAAAGGACGAGGGGTCCTGACCTTCATGTCGCGAGAAACATTGCCCGTGCCGGAATTTCTCGCCGCCGGTCCGGATGCGTTTGCTTATATTATACCGCCAGGTGATTTTTCCATGATCGCCAGGAACGGTCCATCATTTCACCCCGGCACGGCTCTGGTGGTGGATCCGGAGCGCCGGATCGAGCCCGGCGATAAGGTATTGGTGGACCTCAAAGATTTCGATGCGCCGCTGCTGCGTATCTATAAGGCCGTGCGGCCTTATATTCCCGGCACGCCCTTCACGCTCTCAGCTCTGAACGAGGCCTTCGACGATATCCGAGTCGATGACGCCGATCGCGTGCTCTCCATAGCCAGACTGATCTGGACTGGCCATCAGTGGTAATCCCGTCCCGTTTCTGAAATCCGCCTTTTAATGCACATTTTGTGCATTAGGCTCTTGACATCGGTGCACAGCTCAGTGCATTAATATGCACGTAGCGTGCACTTGAGTGCGCTGCAACGCTGGTCAGTCAGCGTTTCCTCCCTCAAACTTGCCGGCTGCCTCTCACGTTCCCTGCGTCGCAGCCGGCTTTTTCGGAGCAGTGCACATATGTTCGAGATTCGGTGCACACATCGACCGACTGCCTCCAGCCTCATCTTCCTGCCCGAGGACATCGAAAGCGATCGCGGCGCCGCGCTGCGCGTCAGTTTCGAGACCGTGGCCTATTGGCCGGCAGAGCGCGATGTCGGCGCCGGAGATGATTTCGACGCCAGAATTATCTGCGTCGAAATCAATGATGACCGCGACAACGGCTGGCGCCGCCTCGATGGCCAGTCCAGAGAGAACGCCGAAAAATTTCTTGAGACCCACTATCACAACGAGATGTGGGAGGCGGCCGGCGAGCAGGCCCGTGAGGATTTCGCCATCGTCAGATATGGGTGGGCGGCATGACGGAGCCCGCTCTTGATTTCGATCTTGATTTTTCCCGTTACGCCCCGTCGCCGCCTCGACTTGTGGTCCGTCAGGAAGTCGCGGCTCCAGGGGAGCTGGCGCTGGCCTTCGGCGAGATCGCGCACGCTCTCGGCGTGATCTGGCGATGCCTCGTATTCGCCGCGGCTACGATCTGGCGTCGCGGCGCTCTCTGGTTCGAGATCCGCATCCTGCATTCACTCCATGCCGCCTGGAGCATCGGCTCCATCGGCTGGGGCGCCTTCTTATCCCTTTTCGCCATCGAACTCTTCATGAGGTAGCCAATGTCCTGGCCGAATGACGAAGTCTACAGCAAAGCTGCGCTCGCCCTGCTCATAATGGAGGAACTCCACGGTGACGAAGAAACCATCCGATTCCTGCAACAAGAGCTCGTCCGCCGCCACGTCATCAAAGAGCACAGAGCCGCCCATCGCGCGCTCGTTGCTATTGCGCAGCGTCAGGCGACGGACGCATCTGCTGAGACCGATCGGACCGTTGCCGCTCTCATCGCAGCGCTCGAATTCTATGCGGACCAGGATAATTACAAGAGGCGCGGCAACAAGCCCTCGGACGTCTCGGCAGATGGCGGCTTCGTCGCTCGGGAAGCGCTTGCGAAAATAGCAAATGACAGCGACGCCGATGGCGAAGGGGGGCAATAATGGCCGCATCGTCAATTCAGCGCTGGACCATCACCGGGCGCGAGGAATGGCTCGCCCGCCGGAAGCCCAACATCAACGGGTCCGAGATCGGGGCGCTGTTCGGCTGCTCGCCGTTTATGACGCCATACGCGCTCTATGCGGAGAAGGCGGAGCTGGCTGCGTTGCCGGACATCGACAACGACGCCATGCGCCGGGGCCGCATCATGGAACCGGCGGTCGCCCAGGCGATTCGGGAGCAGCATCCGGATTGGAGCATCGTCAAAGCCGACGATTACGTCTGGTCGCCGGACTGGCGGCTGGGCTGCACGCCGGATTTCTGGATCAGCGCCCCAAGCACCGCACGCCATGGCGTGTTGCAGGCCAAATCGGTTGCGAAGCCGATTTTCGACGCCGAATGGCAGGACGGTCCGCCGCAGTGGATTGTCCTGCAAACCCTTCAGGAAATGATGCTGGCGGATGTCTCCTGGGGTGTCATCGGCGCGCTGGTGCTGTCGACTTTCACCGTCGATCTGAAGCTTTTCGAGTTCACCCGCCATGCCGGCGCCGAGGCGAAGATGATCGCTGAGGCCAAGCGCTTCTGGGCCGATGTCGAGGCGGCCCGGCCACCGAAGCCGGATTACGCCGCCGACGGCGACGTCATCAAGGCCATTTATGCCCGCGACGATGGCCCGACCCTCGATCTAAGCCGGGACAACAGGATGCCGGAGCTTTTGGACCGACATGAGCAGCTCGCCGCCATGGGGCGGCATGCCGAGACCGAAATGAAAGCCATCAAAGCCGAGATCGCCGACAAGCTCGGCGCTGCTGCGGCGGCGACGGTGCCGGGCTGGCAGATCACCAATAAGCTCCAGCACCGCAAGGAGACCGTGCAGAAGGCGTCATCCTTCCGGGTGCTGCGCATCAAGCGGCTCCAGACGCAGAGCGAGGCGGCGTGACGACAGAACCGGAAATCATCACTGGGCCGCAGGAATGGTGCGAAGCCGGACGGGCGCAACTTTACACCCGCGCCTGTCATCTTGAGGTCGCGCTCGCGATCGTCTGCTCACATCTCGAACACCGGGAGCAGGCGCTTGAGGCGCTGGGGATGCCGCGCTCTGGGGTTGTCACCGACCGGCTGGAAAAATGTCAGGAGCTGCTGGAGCGCCGTCCCTATCAGCCTCCTCGGGAGAAAGCGGCGTGACCAAAACCGTCCTTGGCGAGCAGATCGCGGAAATCGAGCGCGAGCTGGCGCTGAGGCGGTCCGTCTACCCGAAATGGGTTCAGACCGGAAAGCTCAGCCAGGCGCTCGCCGACCGGCAAGTCGCCTGCATGGAAGGGACGCTGCGGACATTGCGGTGGCTCGAAAAACACGAAGTCAGGATCAAGCAGATGCTCAAGGAAACGCAGCCATGAACCAGATCACAACTCAGGCCCAGGCAGAGCGGCGCGTCTCGCCGGTTGAGGCCTATACGGCCCAGGTCATCGGCGATGAAATCACAAGCGCGGAGTTGTTCCGAGCGCTGCCGTCGCATATTCCGCCAGAACGTTTCAAGCGCAACCTCATCAATGCGCTGATGCAGAACCCTGACATGCTGAAATATGACCCACGCCTTGTTTATCGTGAGGTTTCCAAGGCCGCCGCACTCGGGCTTCTACTCGATCCGCAGCTTGGCGAGGCCTACATCGTGCCGGTCTGGAACGCCAAAGCTGGGCGGCCGGAGCCGCAATTGCGCGTCGGCTACCGCGGCATCATCAAGCTCGGCCGGCAGTCAGGCGAAATTACAGCGATCTATGCGCACGAGGTTCATGAAAACGATGAGATCGATTGTGATCTCGGTGTTGATAAGCGCCTGGTCCATAAGCCGCTTCTGTTCGGTGACCGTGGCCGTGTTGTCGGCTATTATGCCGTCGCCAAGTTCAAGGATGGCGAGGCTGATTTCGAGCCGATGACGCTTGATCAGATCCACGCCATTCGCGATAAATCCGATGGCTGGCGGGCATTCAAGGCTGGCAAGATCAAGTCGACGCCATGGTCGACGGATGAAGGCGAGATGGCCAAGAAGACGGTCATCAAGCGACTTTGCAAGCGCATCCCGCAGTCTCCGGACTTGGCGACGGCGCTCAGTCTGGAGAATGACGCCAATCCAATCGAGCCGACGCGCATAATCAATCTCAATGCCGGCCGTCCATTGGCTTCGCAGACACGCGCCATCGAATCCCGTCTCGACCAATTCGCCGCCGCCGGCGACCAGTCCCCCCAGCATCAGCCAGCCGAGGATGCGCACCCTCAGTCGGCTGATGAGCCCGAGGCCTTCACAGCTCCCGCTGAGGCCGACGGCGCGCCCGCGTCATCTGAAAACTCAGCAACAGATCCTGGGACTGAGGATGACGCGGGCGCTCCCCTGCCGGAAAAGATTGTCGTTGCGATGGAGATGGGACGAGGCGCTCGCCGCAGCGGCTTGCCGCGCGAGACGCCGCGCACGCTGCAATACAAATCCAAGCAGGATGAGGCCGCCGCGTTCCGGCGCGGCTGGGATGAAGAGAACCTGGAAATCCAGGCCGAAGACGGTGGCACGGTGTGACCAACATCGACATCACCCGCAAGCCGGACATTATCGCTCAGACCTATGAGGCGGCGGAATGAAACTCGCCGTCGATATCGTCGTCCAGCGTGGGCACGACTTCCTCTTCATCCGCCGCAAATTTCCACCGTTCGAGGGCGAGTTGGCGCTACCGGGCGGTTTCGTCGAGGACAACGAAACCTGCGAAGCCGCAGCGGTCCGCGAACTTGCCGAGGAAACCGGCGTCCGCGTCGAGGAAAAGCAGTTGCGGTTGATCGGTGTATTCTCAAAGCCGAAGCGCGACCCACGCCAGCGCGTCATCTCCGTCGCTTACCATGTCGTCATCCCGCTCGGAACCGAGGCGCATGCCGGCGATGACGCAGCCAGTTTGATCTGGATAAAGAAATCTGATTGGCTCAATGAGCCGCTGGCGTTCGATCACGCCTGGATTGTGGAGGCCGCGCTATGAGGAAAGTTCTAGTGCTCGGCGTCCTGCTCCTTGCCGCCTGCACCGATCCCGATGGCGCCACGCGCGCGCTTCGGGATCAAGGGTTCAAGAATATCGAGATCACCGGATATCAGTTCGTCGGCTGCGACGACAAGGACACCTTTCATACCGGCTTCAAGGCGACCACCGTCAACGGCGTCCCAACGATCGGCGTGGTCTGCTCGGGCTTGATGAAGGGGTCTACCGTGAGGTTCCAATGACCGTCGCCGCGATTGTCCTGGCCGTCGTTCTAATCATTACGGAGCCGAGCCGATGAAACCCTCCCGCGCACTCGCCACGCTCATTACCGGCAAGGTCTTGGACAAGATCGAGCAGACCCGCACGCTGAACAGCGACCAGATCGAGGCTGCGGCCTGGGAGGCGCTGCTGGTGGCGTCCGCCGATGATGACGAGGCGTCGCAGAGCGCGGAGACCGACGGCCCGGTCCGGAATGCGGCGATCGCGCTGGTCAAATTCGCGCTCGCTAATCCCGAGATAATCAAGAAGATCGATCAAACGATTTGCATATACATGAACGAGCTTTACCACACCCTCTTAGATACGGGGTGGAAGCCATGACCCTCTCCGTCTTCGTCGCAGGCCAACCGGCGCCGCAAGGTTCCAAGCGTTATGTCGGGCGCGGGATCCTTGTCGAGTCCTGCAAGGCCGTGAAGCCATGGCGGTCCGATATCCGCTCTGCATGTGTCGATGATCGAGGCGGCCCCCTTGTGTTCTTTTCCGGCCCGGTCTCGGTGCGCCTCGAATTCGTCATGAAGCGCCCGGCATCCGCGCCGAAGCGGATGACGCCGGCGGCGGTCAGGAAGCCCGATATCGATAAGCTCGCCCGCGCCGTGCTCGACGCCATCGGCTCGGCTGGCTGTTGGCGGGATGACAGCCAGGTCGTAAAACTGTTGGCGGACAAGCGGCTTGCCGAGATCGGAGAGACACCCGGCTGCAAGATCAGGATTGAGGAGGCGGCAGTCTGATGGACCATGAACGGCTTATTCGCGTTATCGCCTGGCTGGGCATCGGCCTGATCCTGGCCTCGCCGGTGGCGGCGTTCTGGAGCTTCTGGGCATCGGTGCTGATGCTGCTCGCCGGCATGGTGACGATCATTTTTGCCGATGAGAACTGGCCGTTCGATCGATGAGCGGCGAATGAACTTCCCGCGCCGGAAGAGCGGGCGGGCCGGGGCGTCCAGACCAAGGGACGATGCGGAGGTGCGGGGAAAGAAAACGCACCGCAAATCGCGCCTGAGCCGCGAGGAATACAGCGCCCTCGCGGGGACCCCGGCAACTTTATGGAGGTGAGAAGCATCATGGAGCGAGAATTCCCTTTGCAATGGCCGGCGAGCCAGCCACGGACCGAGCGCAGGGACCCCGGCAAGTTTCAGCGCTCACTAAACGATTCTCGTGTCCATCTAATCAAGCAGGTTCAATTGGCAGGAGGCTCCGATATTCTGATCTCCTCCAACTATGGCGGTCTCAGCGGCAAGTCTCCAGCCGATCCGGGCGTCGCGGTTTATTTCAACCGCCGCAATAAGCGGCTCGCAATGGGCTGCGACCGCTGGCGCCTGGTTGCTCACAATCTGACCGCGCTCGGCAACAGCATAGAGGCAATGCGCGGCATCGACCGCTGGGGCTGCAGCCATTTGATGGAACAGGCCTTTTCGGCATTTGAGGCGCTTCCCGCGCCCGGATGGCGACAGGTGCTTCAATTAATCGGGGGAAGGCCGTCCCTTGAAGATGCCGAGGCCAGCTACCGGGCGCTGGTCAAGAAGCATCACCCCGATGCAGGAGGCAACCAGGAGCAGTTCCTGCGGATTCAGAAGGCCGTCGAAGACGCCAGGCGGGAGTTGAATTGAGCGAGAGTCCGGCAACTTTATGGAGGATATGGACAATGGGATACAGCACAAGCTTTGAGGGCGTCATTAAATTCAGCCGCGATCTTACTGCCGCTGAATTGCGTGAGATCAATGAGATCCTTGAGATTGACGATGTCGCCGAACACGCCAAGAGCATCGGCTTCATAGCGACGAAAGAGGATATGTTCAGTTGGCTGGCTCTTCGTCTCGCCAAGGATTTCACAGGCCTTGAATGGGATGGGAGCGAAAAAACCTACGGCATGATCACGGCGCTCAACGTCATCATGCAGGTGATCAAGCGGAAGATCCAAGACCTGTCATTTAGCGGTCGAATGACGGCCCAGGGTGAAGAGGTCGGGGATATCTGGGGCATTGAAGTATCTGATGGGAAGGCGGTCCGCACTGAGCTGAAAAAGCCGGCCATGATGAAATGCCCTCGATGCCGTGAATGGTTCAGAACCGAAGATGCCGAAGAACGCTCAGAATAGCCGCACCGCGTCGCCCCGCTACGCAGCGCCACGCTTCGCCACGCCTCGCGGCGCTTCGCATCGCATCGCAACGTCAATAAAAAGGAAGGCCGCATATGTCACTGACGACCGTTACAGCCCAGCTCAAATCGGTTTCGCCCTATTCGCAGAGTAAGCATTATCAGGTCGATCCTCTTCAGGGGGAATCGAAGGACGACCATTACCGCCGCACCTGGCGCAATCATATGCATTGCGATCAGGACGGGCAGGTTTTCATTCCCCCGAACGCATTCAAGAATGCGGTCGCCGAAGCCGCGAAGTTCTTGTCGATCTCGGTCCCCGGCGGTGGCAAGGCGAAATATACCAAACATTTCGAGGCCGGGATTCTTGTGATCAAGCCGGTCTTGCTGGGTGTCCACAAAGACAGCGTCGAATGTGAAAATCTGTTCCTTCCCAGCGACGGGCGGCGAGGCGGCGGCAGCCGTGTCAATAAGTACTATCCCTTCATTCCGGATTGGACGGCTGCGGTCGAATTTCTCATCACGGATGAAACCGTGCTGCAAAGCTCCGTCGTGGATAAAGACCGCACCATTTTCGAAATCGTGCTGGAGGCCACCGGGAAGCTGATCGGGATCGGCCGCTTCCGTCCGCGAAACAACGGCTATTATGGCCGGTTCAAAATCGAAACGCTTGAGATCAGCCGCATGGCTATAGCTGCTTAATCCGCGCAGCGCTACGCGCCGCTCCGCGCCGTGGCGCGCCGCCCTGCCACGCATCGCGCCGCAACGCAACGAATGAGTACAGAAATGTTGAAGCCGCCGGAATTCCGCCAATCCAGGGAAGCGCAGATCATCTCGGAACTGTTTCGAGATATCGAGCAGAAGGACGGCGGCCTGATCACATGGCGAGAACTCTGTTCGGCGACAGGCAAGGGCCGGGCTGAACTGAAAAGCCCGATCCAGACGGCCATTCGCCGGATGCGCAAAGACCACGGGCTCGTCATCGAGAATGACCGCGACCTTGGCTACCGGCTGAAGGCCAACAATCGTCTGGTGGGGTCGGGCCGGACCGCGCTGGAAAGATCCAGGCGGATTGAAAAAGTTGGCCTGGAAAAGATGGATTGCTGCGAGCTGGCCAAGCTGTCGATGGAAGAGAAGGCCGAGCACATGGTGGTCAAATCCGCGATTCAGCTCGGCTTGATGACCAAGCGCTCTCGCGTGCGCAGCAGTCTGACGCAGATGGTCATCCGCAAGCACAACGCGCTGACCGAGCAGGAAATGCTGCAAGCCATCGTCGAAAGGCTGGGGCAGAAATGAGTGGTTTATCGCCGCGCCCCGCATCGCATCGCGGCGCTCCGCCCCGCCCCGCCACGCATCGCAACGCACCTGTACGCCCATGAGTAAGCCATGAACGAGCATGTCAAGCCCCGCAATGTTCTTCCGGCCTCGCTGCCGCCGCGGGGCTTGAGGCGTGTGGAGGCGGCGGCATATGTCGGGGTCTCCCCGAGTACTTTCGATGAAATGATCCGCGACGGGTTCATGCCTACCCCGAAGCGGTTCCGCGGCTGCATTATTTGGGACCGCATGGCATTGGACGAAGCCTTCACTTGTCTTCCTGACAGGGAAGGCGCAAAACCGGCCTCGACCAATCCGTGGGACGCCATGAGCAATGTTTAATGGTTAGGGTGCGGCTCAAATATGTTATCGCCGATGTTGATCGGCACGGGAACGTTCGCTATTATTTTCGCCGTCGCGGACGCAAGGGCAAACTCCGATTGCCTGGCCTGCCTGGCTCCGATGAGTTCAACGCGGCCCATGCCGCCGCTCTAGCAGGCAGGCCGCCGCCGGTCAAAATTACTCAACCGCTTTTAGAGCGCGCACCGCTCGGGACGCTTGAATGGCTCCGCAAGAGCTATTTCTCTTCCATCGAGTTCGGTGGGCTTTCTTCTTATACGCAGCGCGACCGCCGGAATATTCTGAAGGCGATTTGCGCCGAAACCCTCTCGCCCCATGATCCAACGCGCATTGGCGACCTGCCCTTCGTGCAGATGTCGGAAAAGAGCGTTCGGATGCTCCGCAACCGCAAGAAAGACGCCCCGAACGCAGCGAACAATTGGGTCAGCGCCCTGAGCACTCTCTTCAAATGGGCAATCGAGGAGAACCTTGCCGAAGTCAATCCGGCGCGCGACGTGCCGAAAATCGGAATATCGACTGAAGGCTATCATACCTGGGCAACCGAGGAGATCAAACAATACGAGGCTGTCCACCAGATAGGAACCCAGGCGCGTCTCGCCCTCGCGCTGCTCGCCTATACCGGGCTGCGTCGAAGCGATGTCATCCGCATTGGCCCCCAGCACGTCGATGCTGATGGCGCGCTGGTCCTCAAGCCTCAGAAGACGAAGAAGACTAACGTAACCGTCCATGTGCCGATTTTGCCGGAGCTGCAAAAAGTGATCTTGGCAACGCGCTGTGGACATCTCACATATCTGACCAGCGAATGGGACCGGCCATGGTCCGCGGCGGGCTTTTCGTCTCGTTTCAAGCAATGGTGTAAGGAGGCCAAGCTGGGGCATTGCAGCGCTCATGGCCTGCGAAAAGCTGGGGCCTGTTTAGCTGCCGAGAATGGTGCGACAGAACAGCAAATGATGGCAATTTTTGGCTGGAAAACAGCCAGCATGGCGAGCAAATATACGCGGGCCGCGAACCGCAAAAAGATCGCTGGCGCAAGCATCCATTTGCTCTCGAAAAGGCGGAACGAGACTTGAACAAATGTGTCCCACTTTCGCTCCCGATTTTCCATCGGTGGGACCATTTAGCGAGAAACACCAATGAAATCAATGCTCAATTTAAGCAGATAAAGTTTTATCTTTTCTTTCTTTTTCTAGTGGAAACAACAACTTAAACGGCGGTGGGACTCATTTTTATTTTGATTTTTATTAAGCTTTTCGCCGTTTGTGTCCCACCCAAAAAGGGGGCCGAGCCGGCCAATGTGATCGATTTGAAGCTATCCAAGAGGAAGGCGGGGTGATGGGCGGCGAGGATAGTCAACCATGCACGCCGAGTTGGTGCGGCGAAGGCCATGGGGCGAAATGCTTCAACGCCGGACGTTGCCTTCGGAACGTAAAACGCGGATCCCATGCGAAAGGGGATGATGAAGCCCGCAGACCAGGAACCAAAGCGTCGGCGGGGGGAGTCCCTAAGTAGGCCGGTCGCCCGGCGGAGGGCGACTGCAACGTCTGAGATATGGACGCGACAGGAGGGAGAGACCCCGTCATTTTGAAGCTATCGAAGAGGAGAGCAGTTTGAGTAAGCGCAAAGGCGATCCCGGCTATTCCGATGGCTGGTGCATTCATTTTCGAAGCATCGGTCAATTTGATACGTGTGAGGTGGGTGTCAGCTATAACGATTTTCATGGCACGCCATTCGCCGAACGTCCCTGCTTTTTGCTCAAGGGCAAGCCGAAACCGGGCGCGAAATCATGCCCGCACTTGCGCCTTCCGACGGCGGAAGAGATGGCTGCGCATGAGATTTGGGTGCAGGGGCACATGGGCAAGGTGGCGACCGTCATGAAGGGCATCGCCCCATGGCGACAGAAGCACAAGGGCAAGTCAGCGCGAGAAGTCGTCGAATGCCCGGCTTGCAGGGGCCGACTTCATCTCTCGATAGCGGCATATAATGGGCACGTCCACGGCAGATGCGAGACCGATGGCTGTGTTAATTGGATGGAGTAGACGATGGTGGACGATGCTCGCTGAAATGCGTGCCGCCGAGACCTTGCCCTGGGACCGCAAGCGGGCGCTGCTCAACGCGAAGATTTTTCCCCAAATGACAAACTGGCTGCCGGATGACGAGGCGGCGCAACTCCGTTTCGAGTTTGCGGCGGAATTGGCGCGTCTCAACCTGGCCTGAACCGAGGCCAGACATTGGCGGCCCGCATTCGCTGTTGGCCAGCCGCGCTGACAATCCATCCGACCGCTGATTATCCTCGTCTCGAGATCCGCTTACGTAATTTTCCCTATGCCGGATTATGCAAAGCACTTGTGCAGCACAAAATGCACAACATGTGCAATTTTGCGCTTGCACCGTGCATTTCTTTACGCCACAGTGGAAATGCACTGGATGCGAGGGGATTGAGCGATGTCGGAACGCCATTTGGCGGGCCGCGATGTGCATAAATGTGCACACCGTCCGCATATATTTTTTGATCGGACCACCGATTTCGGTTCGAGCGGCTCCGATCCCGCCATTGCCACGGACGGTGCGGCTCCGTTCCGTACACAGACCTCTCGGCGCCCCATTCTCGGAGCCGTCATGGCCATGGCCGTCGGCATCGTCCTGGTGGTCGCGGTCTGGCTGCTCGGGTCTGCGGCCGTCGCGGTGTCGGGGTGGATCGGGGGGATGCTGTGATGCAGCGCGTGCTGATCGGGGTCTGCACATGCCTGCGTCCAAAAATGCTGGAGCGCTGTCTCGACAGTCTCGTTGAGCAGCTGTTCAGTTCCGATATCGTCGTCGAGACCATCGTCGTCGATAATGACCGTGATCCATCGGCGCGTGACGTGGTCCAGCGCATCGCGGGTCGATCCTGGCTCCCGCTCAAATACAAGCATGTCCGGCGGCGCGGCATTGCGATCGCCAGGAACGCCGTGCTGGATCACGCCAAATTACGGCATTGTTTCGATTGGGTCGCCTTCATCGATGACGATGAGGTCGCCGACCCGGATTGGATTGCGGCCCTGATGGCGCCGGAATATCGCGCCACCCCAGTGCTGATGGGACGGCAGGAGCTCATCTATCCGGACCCGTTGCCGTTCTGGGGGACGCGCCGCCAAAAGCCGCGACGGCGCGAAGGCGAGGCCGTGAAAACGGCGTATACCAACAATGTGCGATTCAGCACCGATCTGATCGGCGCGGGACTGCGCTTCAATGAAGCGCTCGGGCTCATGGGCGGCGAGGATCAGGAGTTTTTCACCGAGGCCTACAAACGCGGCTTCCAGATCCGGCGCACCGAGCGCGCGATCACTCACGAAACGGTCCATGCCGAAAGGCTCACATATCGCGCCCAATTCGGCCGCGCTTACTGGTGTGCGGCATCAAACCTGCGCCGGCTGGCCGTCGACAGAGGCTGGCTGCGCGCGGGACTGATCAAGGCGCATACGGTGCCGATCAGCATTGTCTTCGGCGCGCTTGAAGTCCTGGCGAGTCCGCTTTTCATCGCTGGCGGCGTGACGACGTTCAAGCGGCGAGCGCTCGCCGGCGGCAAGAAGATTGCCAAAGGGCTAGGACGGGCGACAGCCATGACTGGATGCCTGCCAAGGCCGTATCTGCATGTGGTGGGGGAATGATGACCGGTTCCAGACCTATGAATTTCAGCGGCGCCTCCCGCCACTGGTCACAGTTCCCGACGATGCGTCGGGAAGGTGGCCCTGGCCTGGCGAAATCCTGATGATCCTTCGCCGGACGCAGGTCACCAGGTCGGGGCCAACCGGCCAGTCAATCCCAGCAAAGGGTTGACCGGCGAAGCGCATGACGGAGCCTTATCTGACAACCCACGGGGATTAATAATGAGAATCCAGAGCTTTGAAATCCCGCTCAGAGGCCACGTAAATAACAATGCGCCATCCGCCGAATTGCCGCGCCCGATGCAGGCCCGGCGCTTGCTCGATCATTGGGCGGATTTCAGGCGCCAGCATCAATTCAAGCTCGGCGATTTGGTCGAATGGAAACCGGGGTGGAACGGCGAATATCGGGTGCCATCGATAGACGCCGTCGCTGTCGTGATCGATCTTTATGATCCGCCATTATTCGATGACGAATCGAGAGCCGGCATGCCCTGTTTCGGACACGAATTCGATATCCGGATCGCCTTTATCGACAATGATGGCGGCCTGATCTCCCTGGCGGTCTCATCGCGGCTTTTCCAGCCCTATGCCGGCGCGGTTGAGACCGGCGTCGGGGAGTAGCGCGATGGAAACGAAGCTCTTCGAAATCCGCGACCGGGGGACCTTTATGCCGATGCTGGCAATCCGGCTCCAGATCGATCCGGGCTCGTCAAACGACGAATGGCTGCTCCGCCGCGCCGGCTATGCGGCGGAAGATATCGAAGCTGGCCGGCTCGTGCTCTTCGTCATGCTTGCGGGGGGAAATGGGTCAGCAATATGCGATCCATACGATTGGGGATCGCATAGCCACACGCTGACGCCAGCGCATGAATACATCGCCTCGCATTGGGACGAACTCATATCAGGCCAAGTCATCGACGCCGAATTCATCCGCAGCGAGCGGGATGAGCCAAGGAAGAGCGAGCGGCTGACGGAAGTGGCGTGGTAGGGGCGGAAAGGAGACCGGCAGCCAATGATCGACACAAGCGCAAAATATCTGATCTGGCTCAATGAGAAGCGTGGCTGGCTTGGGCCTCGTGCGTGCGGGACGATGGGAGTTGCCTCTCATGCCGGCCGGTACAGTCTCAGAGAAGCCGAGGCATTCTGTGAGACCGCCAACCGACATCTGGAGCCGAGGCGGGAGCCCAGCGCGGTTCTCTTTCTCGCGCCCGAGGCTTTACAGATCGACAGGATCGAAACCTTTAGCGGTGGGTCTTCTCTGGCCGCCGCTTCTCCCGGCCCCTGAAGCCGGGCGTCCGCCGAGGCTGCGCCCAAACATAGCCTCGGCGGATTTTGTTCCTGGCCTGAAAAACCGGGAAAGCCCTGAACCGGCAGTTTTATCTTCTTCAGCGTCGACGGGACGCCGATCCAGGGCCACTACGCGTGAGAGCGCAAAAAGCGGGGTGGAGGATGCTCGGGGCTGTTTTTGGCTCCCTCGAAACGACTTCGAGCATCCAACCGCCGAATCAGTACAGCGAACGAATCGGTATCGCGAAAAAGTGACGGGTCGATGACATGGATATGCGCAGTGAGAAACCAACTGGCCTTGCAGCGCGCATCGGCGCGGCGCTTAGAGCGATACGGAAAGAGCGCGGGCTGACCTTGAAGCAGATCGCGAATCATATGCAGACGACGGCGCAAACCGTGCAGCGGCTGGAAACCGCCAATATGACGATGTCACTGGAGTGGCTCGATGAATATTGCCGTATTCTTCATATCCCTCCCGCCGAGCTCTTCGACGATGATGTCGAGGACATCCTATCGCGGCGCAAATCCATCGGCAAAGCCCGCAGCGATGCTAAGAAGCTACGGATCGACGCCCTCGATTTTATCGGCCATGTCGACGAATTCCTGGAGCGGACCGATGGCTGATGGCGTTGAACCGGTCGGGCTGCTGGCGTGCCCGAGGCTGTCGCCGCGCGAATGGCAGGTGCTCGGCCACATCGTCAATGGCACTTCGACAAAGATGATCGGACGGCTGCTCGATCTGTCGCCGCGCACGGTCGAGGTGCATCGGCAGCGCGTGCTCAGAAAGACCGGCGCCAGAAACGCCGCCCATGTCGCCGCGCTTGCCGGGCGGCATGGCTGGGTTGCCGATATCGCCCCCCCGAAACGGGCAAGGCCACCCGATGTCTGACACTGATCTTTGCCCGGACCTTGAGGGCGTCGACCGGGAACGCCCCGGCGACATCCTGACGATCTTGATCGGCTACCCGGCGATGCTCGCCGCCATTTTCGCAGCGCTCTACAACGCGGAGACGCTTATCTGGAAATGGGTCGTGCTGCTCTGCGCCGGCTTCATGATTGCCCGGTTCGGTAATCTGCTTGCCCAGGACAAAGCCCGTATCGATCGTAATATCGAGCGGCTCCATCGCGAAATTCGGCGCAGAACGGAGCAGAACGGAGATGGCTGATCAGTCAACAATAATGCGAATGCGCGGCACAGAGATCCGTTGCTATCCTTCGAAGAGCAAGCAGCGCAAGCTTGCACGCTGGTGTGCGCGATCCACCCAGCTCTGGAACCTCATGCTCGATCTGCAAAAGGCCGCCTATAGCGGCGAGAACCGCTGGTCTGGCCTCGCTTGGCGGCCGATGTGGGCGCAAATCGTTAAGGACGATTATGTCGAGGCTGAGCGCATCTACCGCGACGGCAAGCGGGCCGCAGACAAGACCGTCAAGGGGCTGGTCGTTCCAGGCAAGATCATCAAGGAGCCAGGTGTCGGGCGCGAGGAAGAACGTGAAGAGCTCAAGGCCAGGTTGAAACAATTGGAGACGGAAAAGAAGAAAAAAACGCCGGAATTCCAAGCCGTCAAAGACAGCATAAATCGTATCGCGCCCAAACCGGAGCCGGTCGATCCGGCCTATCTCGAAAAGATTTTCTGGCATTGGCGTCCAAGCGGATTGCCATTGGAGGACGATCTGATGTTCGGCCTGTTCGCCGGCGTCCGGGAAGCGCTGCGCGGCGGCGGATGCCAGCATACCCATCGGCATGCGCTGGCATGGTTGACCCGGAAAAAGCTCGCGGGCGACGTGGAGACGATCATCAGCTGGCTGAAGGAGCATGGTGGCGCTTGCGATTGCCAGGTGGTGGAAACCGCCGCCAAGGCGGCCCAGGAGACCGCCAAGACGAACCGGCCGGGTATTTTCATACCCGTCCTGACGCTGCAAAAGATTATGGCGCGGTTGAAACGGGTCAAGCAATCCGAATGGATCGGCGATCTGCCAAGTCATGCCGCCCAGGCAGTCGTCAAGGACCTCGATCGCGCCATCGGCAATATGCTGCGCGAACGCGGCAAAGTCGCCCGCGGCGAACCAAGCCGCAAGACCGGATTCCCGCGTCGCAAGCGCGCTGCCGACGGGTCGGTCTATCTGCCGAACACGACAGTGTTCTGGAATTTCCTGGCCAATGGCGTCAAGTTGCCGAATGGCGTCGGCACGATCTTTTATGAGCCGAAAGCATTGCGCAAGGTGCGGCGGGAGGCCGAAGAGCGCAAAGAGGAACGGCAATATAAGCAGGGCGCCGAAGTCGGCATGATCGGTGCGCGTATCTGGCGGCGCGGCCGGCAATGGTATCTGTCCGTGCAATGGCAGAGGCAGATCGAGCAACTGCCGCAGACGGGTCGCACAGCCGGCGTCAAGGTCAATGCGTCGATCCCGATTACTGTCTATGAGGATCGCCGGCCGATCAAAGAATATCCGATGCCACCCGTCGATGCAAAGTTGGCGGCTGCACACAAGGAAGTCTGCAGGGCGGTTTCCAGAACGCTGGATGTGCAAAAAAAACGCGAAGAGAAACTCACGCGCCGCAAACGGTGGCAGCGCCAGCGCGCCGCCGACGCCGGCAAGATCATCGCACCGATGGAAGCTGCTCGATTGCGGCGCAGCCGTGGCTTCCACCAGGCCAAGGACGAGATCGCGCGGCTGGAGAAGATTGACCAGGGAGCGCGCGACGACTTCATCCACGATGCGACAACCAAAATCGTCCGGCTCTTCGACGCCATCGCGGTGCAGAAAATGGACGTCGCCGGAATGATGAAAGACCGCGATGGCAAATTGGAAAAACGGCATGAACGTCGCCGCAAGCGGCATGAAGGCAAGCCACGGCGGCAAGCAGGCCTGAAGATCGCCCGCAAAATGATGCGGCGTGCGGCCATGGCTCGGATCGTCTCGGTGCTGCAATACAAGTTCACCGATCTGCGCGGCGAAGACAGTTTCCACGAGATCGACAAGCACGACGCCAATGCCTGTGTTTGCTCACGCTGCGGCACGATCCATCCCGATTGGCAGGACGGCCGCAGAATCGTGCGCTGCAACGCCGTGCTGCCCGATGGAAGCACTTGCGGCAACGAGCTCGGGCGCGCCGCCAACGCGGCGCGTGTCAGCAAGCGCGAGCTGGATGCCCGGAAGAGAAAAGAAACCGCAATGTGAGGAAGTTTCAATGTTCGCTGCAATCTCATCGCTATCATCAAGAGCCATTATTGAGCCATCGTGATGCTTCCCGGACGTCTAGGTCTCGACAAGACCCGCATGCCTCACTCCGCGCGTCATGGCCTTCTTTGGCTCGATCGCGGCCGACTCGATGTCGAAGCCGGCTGCTTGCGCTTCACGACCGCTGGCGGCGCTCTTTCGGCGGGCGACTATCAGGTCCCGCAACAGGCTCTTTCCATGGTGCTGCTGGGGCCAGGATCGAGCGTCACGCATGATGCGCTCCGGCTGCTGGCCCACCAGGGAACGGGATTGGCCGCGATCGGCGAGGGTGGCGTTCGTCTCTATACCGCGCCGCCGTTGATGGCTGCGACCTCGGCGCTGGCCAGGCGCCAGGCGGAACTTTGGGCGCGCCAGATATCGCGGATCGCCGTTGCTCGAAAGATGTATGCGCTTCGCCTCGGTGAGATCCTGCCGCATCGTGATATCGAAGTTTTGCGGGGCATCGAGGGCTCGCATGTCAAAGAGGCTTACAAGCGAGTCGCCGAAGAGTTCGGCGTCGAATGGCGTGGACGGCGATACGACCGTGGCAATCCACAGGCGGCTGACCCGCCGAATCAGGCGATCAACCACGCGTCGAGCGCTGTGGTCGCGGCGGCTTCGATAGCGGTTGCCGCGATGGCCGTAATCCCGCAGCTCGGCTTCGTCCACGAAGATTCCTCGCAGGCGTTCGTCCTCGACATTGCCGATCTCTTTCGCGATGAAGTGACGCTGCGCATCGCCTTTGGAGCGGTCAACGAGGCCAAGAGCAGCCAACGAACGCTTGAGCAACTCGTGCGCCGTCACGCCAATGCGATATTCGCGAAGACCGACCTCATTCCAACCATGATCGATCGCATCAAGACGCTATTGGAGGCGCCGCCATGAGCCTGACCATCGTCATCACACGCGACGTGCAGGATCGGTATCGCGGCTATCTTCGGTCGGCGATGCTGGAGGTCGACGCTGGCGTTTACGTCAGTTCGCGGCTCAATCGTGACGTGCGCGATAGGTTATGGGATGTATTGGCGGAATGGTTCGGCGTGCTGTCGCGCGGTTCTATTGTTATGATCTGGCGCGATCGCGACGCGGCGTCGAATATCGGGATGAAGACGCTAGGCATTCCGAGACGAGAAATTGCAGATGTTGATGATTTACTCTTGACACGACGTGAATTGTCATCCAAATAAGCTTCACTGCCTTCGGGTGGTCTAGGGTTTGTCTAAACCCGACGTTAAGCCCGCCTCGGTCGCTCGCGTGAGGGCGCCGGGGCTGCCGAAGTAAGTCCCGTGTTTCCAGCGGGCCACGGCATCTGAGCGCCCTCTGTCGGCGGAACCCATCTGGGGTCTACGAGACATGGCGGTGCGGGGGGAACCTTCGCAGGCTTCGGCCGACCGACCGCTCTTTGAAATTGTGGATGGGCGACAGCGACTTAGCGGCTAGAGGTCGCCCCAAGCGTGCGAGGGGAGACGGGGGCTCGGCATCGATGATGCCAGGAAGTTGCAGGTCGCCCCAAGCGTGCGAGGGGAGACGCAGAAGGGCCCTGAAAAACGCCCTGAAACGGCGGGTCGCCCCAAGCGTGCGAGGGGAGACGAAATTCCAGGAGCGCGTCGGCCTGACAGGCCCTGGTCGCCCCAAGCGTGCGAGGGGAGACGCCGCCGCGAATTGCGTTCCGCGATTTTCCGCTGGGTCGCCCCAAGCGTGCGAGGGGAGACGGCAGTCAAAACCATCGCGGTCCGAGCAGAATTTGGTCGCCCCAAGCGTGCGAGGGGAGACGCCATCTATCCAAATCGGACGGTTGCCCGCTCTCGGTCGCCCCAAGCGTGCGAGGGGAGACGGCGCCGGAACCGAGCTTCTATTGAGGCCTGTGCGGTCGCCCCAAGCGTGCGAGGGGAGACGGTTTGGAGGCAATCGCCGCGAAAGCATCATCCGGGTCGCCCCAAGCGTGCGAGGGGAGACGGGATTTCGATCTGCATGCTGCGGCCGAGGGCATGGTCGCCCCAAGCGTGCGAGGGGAGACGGGGTTGATTCCGCCCCTGCCCCGCAAAAAATCGGGTCGCCCCAAGCGTGCGAGGGGAGACGTTTTCCGACCGTGACTCTCCTTTAATAGCACCTGGTCGCCCCAAGCGTGCGAGGGGAGACGCTACGATGCTCGTTTCGGTCGACGTTCCAGGCAGGTCGCCCCAAGCGTGCGAGGGGAGACGCGGTCATGTCATTTTGGGTGCTGCCAAGCCGGGGGTCGCCCCAAGCGTGCGAGGGGAGACGTTGAATCGTTGGGCGAGCGACGGCCGACTGCCGGGTCGCCCCAAGCGTGCGAGGGGAGACGTCGTTATGGCGTTCCATGATTGAGCTGGATCATGGTCGCCCCAAGCGTGCGAGGGGAGACGACATTTTATTGCGTTTTCTTATATGTAGCGTCTGGTCGCCCCAAGCGTGCGAGGGGAGACGTTGCGCAGAATACATAAGCGCGACCTCTGACCGGGTCGCCCCAAGCGTGCGAGGGGAGACGCCTCAGACGATAGGGTGTACGCGATGAGCGGCGGGTCGCCCCAAGCGTGCGAGGGGAGACGGCGATTCTGATCGGGATGGACCAGCATATCCTGGGTCGCCCCAAGCGTGCGAGGGGAGACGAAGTCGAGAGGCGCCTTAGGTTTCGTTGGCCGCGGTCGCCCCAAGCGTGCGAGGGGAGACGTTTCAGACGGCATGACGTGGCTCTGAAGTCACAGGTCGCCCCAAGCGTGCGAGGGGAGACGTCAAAATCCGCGAGCACGCCGCGTTCCTCGAAAGGTCGCCCCAAGCGTGCGAGGGGAGACGGCGGTCAGCTACGAGCCGAGGAAGTGGGAAGCTGGTCGCCCCAAGCGTGCGAGGGGAGACGACTGTATCTTCGTCCTTCACGGCCTGATTTTTCGGTCGCCCCAAGCGTGCGAGGGGAGACGGTGGTTTGAATGCGAACGTCCGCTCCCCCGGGCGGTCGCCCCAAGCGTGCGAGGGGAGACGTTTCAGACGGCATGACGTGGCTCTGAAGTCACAGGTCGCCCCAAGCGTGCGAGGGGAGACGGAGGCGATTATCATCCCGCAAACGAGCTTACCTGGTCGCCCCAAGCGTGCGAGGGGAGACGTTTTGTCGTACTTCGATGCCATGGGGCATGCCGGGTCGCCCCAAGCGTGCGAGGGGAGACGTAGTATAGGGCGGCGATGTCTGTGATGGACATCGGTCGCAGGGGAGACGGCCGCTATTTGCACAGCGCCTTATAAGCCGCATTGTGTTGCCTGATCTGAGCGATAGTTTCCGCCGTATCGTGGCGAGAATAGGTGATCGGATCGATAGCCAGGCAGGTTGTATCAATCACGGAGGTTGGGGTCGTCGTCTGGCAGGCCGCCAACATCAACGGCAGCGCGAGCAGCGCGAGCCTTGGCAATACGCGCATTGGTTTCCTTCAGGGCTTCACTGATCGCCAGCGCCTCGCCGGCCTGCAATTGCTGGCGCTGCTGCGCGTATTGCACGAGCGTCAGCGCCAGCTTGATCAGTGCGGAGATAACGGTCAGCCAGCTCATTCAGAACTGGGGATCTGTTCCGGAACCGGGGCGCCCGTATCCGCCGGCGTGCCGGAAACAATCAGCGATGCGAGCCGATCCTGATTGGCGGTCATGGCGTCGTTGAACGCCTGCAGCTTGGCGATATCGGCGCCTTCGGCCTGAAGCTCCGCGGTGAGCTTGGCCTGGGCGGTGACATTGGCGTCGATGAACGCCTTGATCGCGTCGATGATCGAGGTTTCGCGAGAAACGGCGTCGCCGATAGCGGCGATGGTTGCGTCTGTGGTCTGGGTCATTTTACTGAATTCTCCTATCAGGTGTTCGAGCGCGGTCTCGATCCGATCCAGCCGGCGCTCAAGGGCCGGATCGGTCAGGTGACGGATATTGATCGTGAACCCCATTATTGGGCTACAGGCGTCACGGGCGGCGTCGCGATGGGCGCTGCCGGAGCAGCGGGCGCCGTCGTGAGGTTCTTGCTGGCGACGATGCGGCCATAGAACGCCCAGATCGCCAGACCCATCTGAATCAGATTGATGGCCTCAACCGGGCCGTTGGTCTGAATTTGCGTGCCGGTCGCGGCGTCGATGAGGCCGAATCCGACGGCAATTCCGACCGCCATCTGCAAAATGCTGGCCCAGATCGTTTGTGAGAGATACCAGGGTTTTGTGTCGT